TCGATGCCTTGCCCCTTCAGTGGCGAGAGCGCCCCGGTCCTTCCTCAGTGGCCGGGGCGCTTCGTCGTTTCAGGACTAGGTATAGACAGCGCCCGTGCGCTTCAACGTCTTGCCCTCCGGCGTGATGATGTTCGACGCCGAGGCGTAGGTGGCGTTGCTGCTCGTGTTCTGCCAAATCACGTTCGGCACGGACGATGTGGCGATCAGCGGTCCGCTCGTGCTGTTCACGTTCGTCCAGCCACCCATAAACTTCGTGATGTCGGTTCCGGTCGTAACGGCAGGCTCCACGTAGGTCCAGCCACCGTCATGCTCCATTTCCTTCGCCGTATCTGCGAGTGGTGCCCGTCCTAGAAAGGGCGCACCACGACCGAAATACGGTCCAGGTTGCCGTTCGTGATTTCCTCCTCGGGAATCGAACGGGCGGCCAAGAGCTGCGCCTGCGCGTCGTCTCGGGCTAGAACGGCGGTCGGCTCGACAACGATCTTCGCCTCCTGCACAACCTCACCGTCCCGATCTTCCTTTTCGTCGCGGATGACCGCGTACTCGTACAGTTTCATGCGACCCACTCACTTTCTAGCTTCTGCGCCGTAATGGTCGCAAAAGCAGCAGACGACATATTCTGATTCGTTTTGTGCTGGCGCTCCATCACACGCTCCAGCTCGCGGAGACGGTCGAACTTCTGCGGCTGCGTCTCACGTACCTTCCGCCGCACGATGGATTGCAGCGCCGCCGTTGGAGCGGCCGGATCGTCGTGATAGGTGTCGATCATCGCCGCGTCATAGGCGTCCGTGTACCACTCCACGAGGTCGCGGTACTCATCGGCGAGCGTGTGATCCTGTGCGGCGGCCATGAAATTCTCGGCCGTCGCGTCGCCCATGACCTTCGCTGCGTGTTCCTTGGCGGCTAGCCGACGCTCCTCGTAGGTCGGCTGCTTGGCTACTTCTTCGCCCATGCGTTGCTCCTTCCTGTTGCGGGTGTGACGGGCGTTACGGGGTGTTGCGACTTGACTTCTACCACGCCAGCTCTATAGGGTGCAACGGTTCGGTCGGGGGTCGCCCCCTCAATCGGACAGGGAGTGACTGACCCGACGACGTATCCTGTGACCAGGGGTACGAGGTAGGGAAGGTGCTGACGAGCTAGGAGTGAAGGGTAGGCCGGAGGCGTGTAGCAAGCGCTCGCCGGAAACCTCGGGCCACGGCAGGTAGGTGGACACCATCTAGCGACGGAGCTACGAGCCGCCGAGAGTCAGGCAGACTGAACCAGGCCTCATGGAAAAGCCATTGGTCTAGGTCTTGGGGGTAGGCAATCCCCTCTCCCGCACTAATCGCCCCCCTTGTGGGGGCGGTTGTGTTTTTGGGTATGCTTCCATTCACGTAGATGTTCAAGACGACTCGCCTCACCTCTGAGCGCATATCCGGCATGACCGGATTGCCAGCCCTTTAGGGCGAAGTCGCGCACCCCCGCTCGGCCTCGCCCTCAACAGGAGGTGAGGCCACTTGGCCGAATCGAAGCCGCACAAGGCGAAGCCGACGCGGAAGAACCGCAAGTTCGGTCGCAATCGCCTGAAGTGCGCGGCGTACCGGAGGCGGGTGGGAAAGCCCCGCGGTCCGGGTGTCGAGGGGAACAAGCGCGGAAAGGGTCGCTTCGGCGGCCCTTCCGCCACGGCCTCTAGCCGGAGCCTCAGGAGGATGCCCTGGCGGGTGCTACCCGCGCCCCGGCTAGAACGCTGCCTGCGAACGAAGCGCGTCCGGGCGATCAAGCCGAACCCGCTCGCCGTGTCCATCGTGCGTCGCCACGGCCGATAATACACCTGGCTGTCATGCCATTGAATTTTCGCCGCCTAAACGGTGTATCTTCAGGCGGAAGTGCTGCAACCGGGCCGCATCCAGATGTCTGATGTCGAGTCAAGCGCTCTCGACTTCCTAATTGCAGCCAACGCGGATCAGCCAATTTCCGTGACGCGGCGCGACCCCGGCGATTCAGGTCCGTTGGTCGCACAGGTCGGAGACGCGCAATATGAAATTGACGAAGCGGGCAACCTGACCACCGCTGCTACACGAGACGTGGAGGAGCAGATTCATGGCTAGTCAGCTTTTCCCGAAGGGCGCGGGCCACATCCTCGGTGCTTCAACTGCCGTGGATATGACGGCCAACAACATCAAGATTCTGTTCTACTCGGCCGCAATCACAACTACCTGGGAGTTCGTCAGTGATCTGACGGGCGGGTCGATTATTGCCCGCTCGGGAAACCTCGCTGGCAAGACGACCACGAACGGTGTGTTCGACGCGAACGACATCACCGTCTCGGCCGTAAGCGGTTCGGCTTTCACTCACGTCATTCTCTACGCCGACACGGGGACGGACTCGACCTCACGGCTCGTAGCGGTGTTTGATGTCACGTCGTTCACGCCCAACGGCGGCGACATCACCGTGGTTTTCAACGCCTCCGGCTTGTTCTCTATCGCCTAGCGAGCGAACGTCATGGCGTTCGCCGACCTGGGTGGTCTAGGCACAGCTAACAGCAAGACCTCAGGCACCACTGTCGCGCTGACTACGAGCCAAACGGTCAATGTCGGCGACCTAATCGTGGTGATGATGGCGTGGGACAACACCGATACGTCGGGGTTCGACGGGCTACGCCACTACGTCACCGACTCGGCTGGCAACTTCTATCGCTACCTCGGTCAGTACGTCGGGGGGACTGCGGCAGCGAACGGCTCTGAGTGCGGCATCTTCGGGAGTGTCGCGGAGGCTCAGTTGTCGTCGGGGGGCACCATCACTTGCACGTCGGTAACTGCACGAACGGCCAAGGCGATTTCGGCCCGTCGGTTCTCGCTCGGCACCTCCGACATCTGCCTTGTCCAGAAGGCGACGAATAATGGATTCAACGGTGGCTCAGGCCAGGACCCCGCCGCGATCTCACTGTCCAGCCTGCCCTCACGCGAATATCTGCTGCTCCACTGTCTAGGTAGCGCAGGGCCAAGCACGGATTCGTTCACCTGGGACAGCGACTACACCCAGCTCACCGTGGACGGGACAACGGGTGGCGTGGACAACACGAACATGAGCGTTCTCGGCGGCTTCAGGATCGCCACGCTCACCAGCGACACGGTGGACGTAACCAACAACACATCGTCTGCTCGCACCAACACGCAAGTATTCGTTGCGATCCGCGAATACACGCGCAGTCCCGACCCGGACGCGGGTGTTCTAGACAGCTTCACGCGAGCAGACGAGAACCCGCTCGCCGCACCCTGGTCGAAAATCGACGCCTCAGGGCTGAAGCTGGTCACTAACCGGGTGGGCACCGTATCGGCTGCTCTATCACGCGGGTCGGAGCGAAGCGGGCCAGCCAACGACTTCCAGGGCTACGTCACGGTGGCGGTGTTACCGCCCGTGAACGCCGCAGCGCAGATCGGGTTCGGCGCTCACTTCTCCGGCGAAGGCGCTGGCAATACTTGGAACGGCTACACGGTCACAATTGAGCCGCGCTCAGGGGTCCCTGGATCGGTGCGTGTCGCCTATACGCAGGGCGGCAACCTTGGCTCGGACATCGGCCAGCCGAAGATTATCTACCAATATCCGGGCCTTGCCGCAGGCGATCTCCTCGGCATGAAAACGCTCGGCGATACGCTGGAATTTTGGTGGAAAACGGGCGGCGCTTGGCGAATGTTCGGAGCGGTCGATGATACGACCGCGAGAAACGCCAAGACCGGAATGATTATTGGTGACACGGGCACCGCCGCCCGTGTGGACGACTTCGCCTACGCGGGGATCATCCTACCGTCGTTCATCGCAAGCGTATCGGCTGTCTATACACCGGGGCTAAATGGCTACATCCAAGACATCCCGTTTATCAACAGCGTAACGGCGCTCTATGCGCTCAAATACAACGCGCAGCTTCCCTGTCCATTCATCGCCAGCACCACCGTCGTTTATACGCCGACGTTACCGATCGTCCCGCTCGGCTTCATTTCCAGCACTACGACGGTCTATGCGCTGACGTTTCTGGGATACGTCGCGGTCCCGTTTATCGGTTCAGTCACGGTCGTCTATACGCCGCTAGTCACGCAACCGGAAATTGATGTCCCATTCATTGCATCGCGCACGCACGTATGGGCGATCTTCACGATTTACGACGCAGCGATTAGATATGGTGGTCCGGGTAATGGAGGCGAAGTATTCGGTGTGCGCCTCGCCCCGAACGGCATGAGCGTAACGGCCACGCTTACACGCAACATTTCATCGTCTGACGGAATCGTTCACGTAGCTGGTGATGGAAGCTGGCCGAGTGACGCCGGATTCGTAGTCACAGTCGGCAGCGAGGTGATCGGCCTACGGCAGACATCTGCGGGCGTCTATCGGGTATGGCATCGCGCCCTCAGTAATACAACCGCCGTCGGTCACAGCATTGGCGACGACGCCACCTGGGATGACACCTACGACCAGGCGATCACGGCTGGCTCGGCCATCGCCAACAGCTTCACGGCCAACATCAACTCGACGGGCAGCTTCACCTATCCAGGCTGGCTGATCTGCTTCGACAGCTCGCAGGCGTACCTCTCTGGCGACCGCTACCCAATGCACGTCACGGAAGTCCTCGGCGTGTTCGATGCCGGGGTAGGCACGACGGGCAGTAGTCGCACGGATGGGCCGCAGCCCAACGCCATCGCTGCGCCCGCTACCACCTCAGACGATTGCCCCGCAGCCCTGTCAAATCCCTCGCGCATCGACACGGACATCGACGTGGGCGATGTGGCTGTTGTGCGCTTCACAAACCCAGAGGCGAGCGTGCTTGATCTCGGGCCTCGGAGCGTGTCCCTTCAGTCCTGGTTCGGCCTAAAGCGTGTCTCAACGAGCGATGCGGATGTGACATTCACGGACCCTAACGGGATCGTCGTGGATACCACGGGAACCTATGACACCTTCACAGGCAGCGTGAACGGCGAGTGGGATGATCCCGTGCCGCTCGTCACGGGCATTGCTCCTGACGCGAGCGATGTCGCTGGCTTTGCGGTGCCTACACCTAATCCGGTCGCCTGGACCACTGTGACGCTCCCAAAAACCGACCGTTTCTTCACGCGAGGGTCCGGGCACGGCGGATATGACGAAAAAGGCTGGCCCATGTGCTGCCTCGCCGTGCGCCAGGGCAACCGCCGTGTCCCACATTGGGCCTCGTGGGATTGGCACAACTATGCCTACGTTTACACGGGCTTCGGCATCGACGCGACCTACGCCCAAATCCTCATCAACCGCAATGGCGTCGTGTTCGACAGCGTGCCCGTGGTCGATCTGCCGAACAACCTGGACATCGACGGCCCCGATACCGTTTGGGATGACGGCACCTATTTCATTGGGGCGAGCTGGTACGTCGTGCTGTTCAACACGCCGTACATCGTGTTCGGCCCCACCATTGGCGGCACCATTATCCCCATCGGGCCTGGTGGTGGTACTGCTGCTCCTGGCGTTAGTTTCGGCGGTGGGCCTTCTCCCGACGGAGGGACCGTCAGTGTCCCACCGACAACCATTGAAGGCGGCGAAGGCGGTGACATTTCCCCAACGCCATCCGGTATCCATATTTGGCAGAGATTTTGACCCTGCCATGCCTGACCTGGCCCTACTGCGCCCTGCCGTACCCGGCCGCACCTGGCCGTGCGATTGCATAATTCTATTCGCTAGGCTACTGTCTTGACAACGTGGAGTGCGACCACACGCACGCACGCCCATGCGAAAGCCACCCCCCAACCGCCGCAAGGCGGTTTTCTTCTGCCCTGATTCACCCGTAGGAGGACGAAATGCCGTCGTATAGAGAGCGCCGCGAGGCGGGGGAATTTGCAGTCACCGCGACAAAGTACGACAAGGACAAGCCAGCGCTGGAAGCGGTACAGGAGGCAGCCGAGGAGGAAGGCGTAGCCGAGGAGGAAGGCGCAGCCGAGGAACCAGCGCCGAGGCCGAAGCGCTCGGGCGTCAAGGTGTCAAGCGACGAATGAGGCGGCACCTGCGAAGCGCAGCGGCGCGGGGATACGGTCGCACGCATCAGGCGACGCGCCAACGTCTCGCACCGCTGGTTGCCACAGGGACGGTGATCTGCCCGCGCTGTGAGAAGCCGATTCGACCAGGCCAGAAATGGCATCTGGGACACACCGATGATCGCAGCACGTACTCAGGGCCAGAACATGAGCGGTGCAACCTGATTGCAGCAGCGAACAAGACGAACTCCCGACACCTGAAGGTGAGTCGAGCGTGGTAACAGCCGCACCGCCATATGTCCCGCCCCGCATCGCGTCATGGCCTGAGTACGACGATGACTCGTTCGGCCGGGAGGCTATCGACCTCGCCGCTCGCGCGGGCCTGAAGCTCGACCCGTGGCAGGAGTTCATGCTGATTCATGGCTGTGGACGCAACGATGGCAGGTGGGCGGCTTTTGAAGTCGGGTGCGTCGTCCCCCGGCAGAACGGCAAAGGCGCTATCGAGGAGGCCCGCGAGCTAGCCAGCCTGTTCTTGCTCAAGGACCAATTCGTCATCCACTCGGCGCACCAATTCGACACCTCGCTGGAGGCGTTCCGCCGACTGCTCTCTTACATTGAGGACACGCCCGAGCTGGAGCGCCAGATCAAGCAGATTCGGCGCTCGCACGGCGAGGAGGGGGTCGAACTTACGAATGGAAACCGCATCCGATACCGGACACGAACGAAAGGCGGCGGCCGTGGATTCAGTTGCGACCTCCTCATTTTGGACGAGGCCATGTTCCTGCCTGATATGGCGATGGGGGCACTCCTACCAACGCTTTCTGCACGTCCCGATCCGCAGGTTTGGTACGGCGGGTCGGCGGTGGACCAGCTCGTCCATGAACACGGGGTCGTCCTCGCCCGCCTCCGTGAACGTGGTCAGGAGGGCAACGACCCCTCGCTCGTTTATGCCGAGTGGTCGCTCGACTTCGACAATCCCTCCGAGATAACAGACGATTTGGCTGTGGACCAAACGCTGTGGCGGGAATCAAACCCGGCGCTCGACATTCGCATCCGACCCGAACACATCGCTCACGAGCAGCGCTCAGTCGAGCGACGCATCTTCGCCGTCGAGCGTCTGAACGTCGGCGATTGGCCGCGCACCGACGAGGTAACGGTCACGATGATCCCGCTGGAACAGTGGGACGAGCTAGCCGATCCGAACTCCGTTCTGCTCAACCCCGTCTGCCTCGCCTACGACATTTCACCGGAGCGCAAGGCGTCCATCGCTGCTGCTGGTCGTAACGCCGACGGGCAATGGCACGTCGAGGTGATCGCGCAGAAGAACGGCACGGGCTGGATTCCCGATGCCCTCAGTAGGTACGTCGATGACCACGAGCCGCACATGGTCGTCTGCGACACCTTCGGGCCATCCGGGTCGATGATGCACGCCGTCGAGGAGGCGGGCGTGCTGATCGAAGGCATGACCGCTTCCGAGCATGGACAAGCCTGCGGCCTCCTGCTCGACGCCGTGAATGAAAAGACGCTGCGGCACCTTGGCAGCGCTGACCTCCGCAACGCCATCAAGGGCGCTGCGACCAGGCCGCTCGGAGACGCATGGGCTTGGTCGAGAAAGGACTCCAACGTGGACATCAGCCCGCTCGTCTCATCGACGCTAGCGCTGTGGGCCGCTATGCAAATGCCGGAGGGTGGTGGCCCGATTGAAATTTGGTGATCTGTTCCCGACGTTCAAGCGCGACGACACCCTAGAGCGCCAGGACACGACCGTCGATTGGGACACCCAGATGCACAATTTCTGGGAGACGCTGAAGGGCACGGGCTTCACACCGCGCCTGATCGACCGCGTGTGGGTGGCGAATCGCTGTATGCAGCTCTGCTGCCAGGAGATCGCCTCCATGCCCCTGCGCTTCTTCGGCACCACGACGCCCGCCTGGGTATCGAATCCTGATCCGATTTGGTATCCGAACGGCATCGGCGATGCCGTTTTCGCGGCCACATGGTCGATGTACGGATGGGGCGACGCCTTCCTCTACGTCACCTCGACCTATGCGAACGGCCTGCCGTCCGGCTGGACCGTCCTCAACCCGGAGCCGATCTCTGTCGAGCAGAACGCTGACGGGACGAGGAAATACCGTTCGGGCAACACCCTGCTCGACTCGTCGCGCGTGGTGCAGATCACCCGCGATCCGCGCGGAGGGTTGCGGGGCACCAGCGCCCTCCGCTCCTATGCCCCGCACTTGTGGGCCTCGCTCGCGGCTGGCGAACTCGGGCAGGTAATGGTCGGCGAGGGGTCCGTTCCGCACGCCGTCTTGAAGCTGCAAAAAGGTCACAAGATCGACAAGGCTCAGGCGGCGGGAATTCAGAATCAGTGGGCGCTGGCCTCAGCGGTCCGTCGCGGCCTCCCCGCAGTCCTTCCGCCCGAGATCGAATTTGAGCAGCTTGCTTTCTCGCCCAAGGACCTGCTGCTCCTCGACGCGCAGCAGTTTGAGGCTCGCGTCATCGCCTCGGCCTTCGGTGTCCCGCCCTTCCTGCTCGGGATGCCGCTGGAGGGCAGCTTGACCTATCAGTCGCCGGATATGTTGATCGAACAGTGGTGGCGCACGGAGTTGCGGCCAGCGCAGTTCCGTATCTCACAAGCGCTCTCGGCCCAAATGCTGCCGCGCGGCTCCTGGGTCGAATTCGACGCCCGCGACATTCTCGCCCCGCCGCTGCCGGAGCTGGTCAAGGCGTGGTCGCAACTGCTGGCTGACGGCGCGGTCACTGTGGACGAGTACCGCGCGGCCGTCCTGCGGCTTCCGCCGCTAGAGCAGGGTGATGAGCTAGGCGCTGTCGATGAACTCAGGACGCCTGCCGTCGCAAATTCCAACACCAACGTCCAACCGCTGCGGCCCGCTATGGCTCAGGACGCTGTGGTCGAAGGGGTGCTGTCCCCGTGAGGAGGTTCACATGAGCGAAACAGTCATCGACCCGGAAGCCGAGCCGCAGGATGAGCCGACGCCGGAGCCGGAGCCGGAAGCTGAACCCGGCGAGGAGACGCCGCCGACCGACCCGCCCGAGGACGCGCTGGAGCGCACGGTTCGCACACGGGAGTACGCGGTCGAAATGGAGCAGGGCGATGGTCGCACCATCGACGCCCGCATCGTTCCCTACAACACCCCGGCGCAGGTGGCCGATCCGCCGTTCTTCATCCCGTACATGGAGGAGTTCGTACCAGGCGCGTTCGACAAGCAGACCAGGGCAGCCGACAAGGTGAAGGTGTGGCTCAACTTTGAGCATGAGGGCGGGCTGCGCGGGATCGTTGGGCATGGAGTCTCACTCGCCGACGAGGGTGCCAATTTCCTGCGGGCCAGCTTCCGTGTTCACGACAACGCCGACGGAGACAAGGCGCTCCAGATGGTGAACGACGGCTTGCTGACCGGGATGTCGGTCGAATACATCCCGCTGAAGTCGCGCAAGAACGAGCGCGGCATCATGCAGCGGCTCCGCGCTCACATCGACAAGGTGAGCCTCTGCCGCTTCCCTGCCTTCCAGGGCGCAGAGGTCGTGGCTGTACGAGCCGCGCCCGTCCTCGCCGACATCGAAGTCCCGCACGCCGATCCAGAGCTAACGGAGCGGCTGGAAGCACTCGGCATCCATGCGATCAAGCGCACGGCCATCGCACATGGGTCGTGGAACCCAGACCCGGATCGCTACACGGACGAGGAGTACGAGGCTGCCTGCCTGGTGGATCGCGGCGGCGATGCACCTGCAAAGGAACGGTGCGATCTCGTTGTTCTGGAGCCGGACGGGGCGATCAACATGAACGCCCTGGAGCCTGCCGTGGCGATTCTTCAGCGGGGAGCGCTCCGAGGACTGTCCACGTCGATCAAGATGCGGGCCGCGCAGATGCTCATGCGCTACTACAACCAGGCTCTCATCGACCCGCCGCCGCAGCTCGTGGGCATGGCTCGCGGCAAGGCCGTGTCACCGCATCGGCCGCTGAAGCGGATCGCTGTCACGCAGAAGCCGTGGGATGGATCGGCCTCTCGGTACACGGAGGAGGAGTACCAGCGGGCCACGCTGATCGACCGTGGCGGGGATGCCAGCGTCAAAGAACGCTGCTCTGTCCCTGTGCTGGAGCCGGATGGGACGCTGAACGTCAATGCTCTCGGGCCTGCTGCTGCGGCCCTGGAAGGCGCTCGCACTCCACTCGCCGATGTCACTCCGGCGATGCGGGCATCAGCGGCCCGCAAGCTGCTCCGCTACTACGCGGCGGCTGGCAAGACACCGCCCGACGGCCTTCGGGCATTGGCCGGGGGCTAGCGAGCTGGAGAAATACTCGGCCAAAACCAGGCCAAAACGCAGAAATACCCCTTGACGTGAACCCCGTAATCTACTTATATGCAGGCAGTTGTAGTTCGCAAGAAATAAAGGCGCACATCGCCGCCTTTCGGACACGGGCACATCGCTGCGAATGGCGACACCCCCGCGCGAAGGCAAGCGACACCCGCCACGGAAGCCCATACAGAACGAAAGGGAGGAACAACCCGTGTCAGGGCTTGTGAACGTAACGCGGATGCGCTTGGAGCGGCTTGCCGACGAGCGTTCCCGCACCGAGGAGAAGATCGGCGACATCATCGAACTCGCCGAGGAGGAGCATCGGGAACTCGCCGAGTACGAGGCCGAGCAGCTTTCTCGTCACCGCACCCACCTCACCGAGCTGGAGACGGAGATCGGGATGCTCGCTGACGACCTGGAGCGCGTGGACGGGGCGAGGGATGTCTCGGCCGTGCTTCGTGGTCGCCAGGATCAGAGCGGCGGCAACGGCTCATCGCTCGGCACCGGGACGGGCCTCGTGGAGTTCGGCGATGACGGCCCGGTCGTGTACCGCACGTATGCGGCCTACGCCCGCGACGTGATCCTCAGCCGCTTCGATCTCATCGCCTCGCAGGTGGATGGCCCCGGTGGGGCTACTCAGGTGCGAGAGCAGGCGATGGAGCGGTTGCAGCGCACCGTCCAGAACACCACAACGAGCGACATCGAAGGTCTGCTCCCGCCGCAGCACATGGCGCAGATCATGGACATCATCGACGGTTCCCGGCCCGTGGTCACGACCGCTCGCCGGGTCGATCTGTCCAGCGGCAAGCTGACCTACCCGAAGATCGGGCAGCGCCCCGAGGTGCTGAAGCAGGGGTCTGAAAAGACCGAGGCAGGCACGCAGAAGATGGAGGTCAGCCTGGAAGATATGACGGCTGACACCTACCTGGGTGCAGGCGACCTGTCGTGGCAGGCGATCAATTGGTCCACCCCGAACGCCCTTCAGCTTTGGTTCGATCTGGCTGCTGAGGCTTACGGGCGTGCGACCGAGACGGCCGCTTGCACCGAACTCTCCGGCACGGCCATTGGCACGATCTCGGTGCCGCTCGGAACGGCCGGGACGGAGAACTTCGCGGCGTGGTCGGCGGCCATCGTTGCGGCCATCAGCTCCATCTACAGCACCACGGGTGGACGGGCACGCACGAACACGCTCTACCTCTCGGCCAATCGGTTCTTCGCCCTCGCGGGCATCGCAACCGATCAGGTCCTCAACATCAGCGCGGTCGGCAACCTCGACATCGCTTCGATGACGGGCACCTTCCGTGGCCTCCGCGTCGTGGGGAGCTACGGCTTCGACACCAACCGGGCCATCGTCGGCGACTCGTCGGCGTTCCTGGTCGGAGAGACGCCGGGGGCACCCGTCGAAATGCGAGCCGTCGAGCCTGCCATCGGCGGGATGGAGGTCGGCGTGATCGGTGCCTTCCAGAGCAAGGTGTTCGATCCGCAGAGGTTCGTCAAGCTCTCCTAGCCGCATAGGAGAGGAAGCCCCTGCGCCGCAAAAGGGGGCCGCCCGCGTCCACGGTTTCCACAAAGCCAGGAATGGGGCGGCCCCCTCGGGGCCATTTGAGAGGAGGAATCAATGGCAGTTGGAATCAAGGACACCGAAGCTAACTCGATGATTACGGCCTACTGCAAGGGCACGTCCTACGGCGGCAATGCAGCCTTCTGGGTCAAGCTGCACACGGCCGATCCCGGCTCTGCTGGCACTACGGCCGCCGCAGGCAATACGACGAGACAGCAGGCGGCCTTCGGCACAGCCTCGGGAGGTTCGATCTCGACCAACGCTGATCTCGTTTGGACGAACGTAAGCACGGCCGAGACGTACTCGCACGTCTCGTTCTGGACCGCATCATCGGCAGGGACGTTCCTCGGCTCGGACGATCTCGCAGCCTCCAAGACGGTCGCCGTCGGCGACACCTTCACCATCGCATCCGGCTCGCTGACCGTCGCCATCACCCCCACAGCCGCCTAGTGGCAAACCCCACCTTCCGTGCAGCCGGAACGTCCTCGTTCACGGCAAACAATGTTGCGAATCCGACCAGCCTCACACCGACGGCTCCGGCTTCACGGCAGTCTGGGGACCTCTTGCTCTGCGTTACCGAGAGCAGATCGAACTCCGCCACTGTCTCGACGCCGAGCGGCTGGAGCCTGCCGACAGGCTTCCCGGTCGCCTCGGGCACAGCCTCGGGCGGGAAAATCTATGTGTTCACGCGGATTGCTGATGGCACCGCGACGGACAGCCCGACGATCACCTGGACGGGGCTGACCACAGGCACGAGCGGTGACTCGTCCGGCGCACAGATTCTCGCCTGGACAGGCACGACTACAACGCTGGATGGCACGGTTGCCTCGTCTGATCTCTCGGCGCAGACGACCACCTCCGTCATCCCGGCGTTCACCACAGGCACGAACAACTCGCTCGTGGTCGGCATCGCCGTGAAGATTCTGGAGTCGTCAGGGCAGACCTCGACCGTTGCCACGTTCACCGAGCGCTACGACAACCAAACGACGACGGGCACCGGGCACGTCGTTGAGGTGTCCGACCTGTTCAAGACAGGCTCCAGCTCTGCGGGATCGTCGGGCACGGCGACGGTCACTTGGTCGGCGACGACCTCTGCTCGTGCGCTCACCTGCTCGGTCGGCTTCAAGTCCACGATGCAGACCGGAGCAACGACGACCGCGCTTACGGACACGATCACAACGTCAGGCGTTCGCAAGACCTTCGGCACCACGACTACCTCGCTGTCGGACGGGATCACAACCTCCGGCGTGCGAAAGACGTTCGGCGTGACAAGCACGGCCCTCACCGACACGATCACCACGTCGGGCGTGCGAAAGACGTTCGCAGCTACGACGACTGCCCTGACGGACACCTTCACCACCGTCGGCAGGCTCGGTGCCTTCGCAGCCTCGGTCATGGCTGAGACGTTCAGCGTCGTCACGTCGGGCTTCAAAAAGACCTTCGGCGTGACAGCGACAGCGCTCACCGACACCTTCACGACCTCGGGGGTACGCACGACGTTCGGGGCGACCACGACGACGGAAACGGTCAGCATCACTACGGCGGGGACGCGCACGAGGTTGGGAGCCTCCAGCACGTCCCTCAACTACTCCGTCTCGACGGACGGATTCGTAACAGGTGGCTTCCAGACCTATTTCGGCTCGGCGAGCATGGCACTCTCGGTCGGCATCACGACCTCGGGCAGCCGCTCGACGTTCGCCACGACAAGTACGGGGCTGAACTTCAGCGCCACCTCCAGCGGCAGGAGAAATACATTCGCCTCCACCAGCACAGCGTTGAATCTCGGCCTTACGACATCCGCGATCCGCAGCACGTTCGGCGTGAGCGCGATGGGCGAGGTGTTTGCCGTAACGAGTACGGGTGTACGCACCACCTTCGACTCGACCACCACAGCGCTGCTGTTCCAGATTCTCACAACCGCCTCGGGCGCGTTCGGTTCGTCAGCATTTGGCCTGCATTTCGGTGCCAGCACGAGTGGCACGCGCACGACATTCGGCGTGACAGCCACCCACCGCTACATCTTCGGCGGAATGGGACCATTTGGGCCACCGATTGCCGGGTTCCTGTTCACCCCGGCATCCACCTCGACACGCGAGACATTTGCCTCCGCGTCGATGGCGCTCAACTACATCGGTGTCACCGACGGCGTGGTGTTGGTGTACGGCGACAGCGCAATGAATTTGATCTTCCACATCAATTCCCAATGGGCCGCCACGGTGATCGGCGGGGAATGGGACAGCGGAACCATCGACTTCGGCGAGCAACCGCCGCTCGGACTTGAACTCGGGAAGTCGGGGCGCGTAGCGGTGCCTGTCGGCGGGAGGATCACATGACGCAGATCATTTCCTTTGAGGACTACACGCCTCCGGCTCGCTTCGATTCGATCCCCTGGAGCGAGGTACGGATTGAGGAGAGCGACACCGACACGCTCTCCGACGACACGATCTGGACGCAGATCGACGTGATCGCGCTCTCGCCGACGGATGTGGACCCGGCCGACCCTCAGAGCAGGAGCTTCACCACGTCGCTTGCCAGCAGCACGGCCGACCTTTGGTATCGCGTCATCTTCGCCGACGGCAGCAGCAACGTCAGCCTTCCGTCCATCCCGGCGCAGAACAGCGAATTCCTCACCGCGCCCTACGCCAGCGTCGATGAGTTGGCTCGGCTGGTGAAGGTCGATGCCACGGCTCGTCATGCGGCCTTGGAGCGCGTCCTGATCGCAGCGTCACGGGAAATCGACCATGAGGTCGGCAACTCCGACGCCCCCTACGCCAATCCGCCTGCGCTCGCAGTCGAAGTCTGTCTGGAACGCGCCGTGGAGCATTGGCAGCAGGCGCAGTCACCGTTCGGTCTGATCGGTGCTGGCGGCGTTGAATCACCCGCCTTCGCCACGAGCAATTCCTGGGAGCGCCATGCCGTAAAGCTGGCTCCGCTGAAGATGGAATGGGGGATCGCATGAGCGACGCCCCAACGATCATGCGGGCCATCGCTGACCTTCTCCTCGACGCGCTCTCGGACATTGAGGACCTTCAGGTCGAGCCGTCGATGATGTGGAATCCGACCCCGCCTGCGATTGATATGTACCCCGCCGATCCGTTCTTCGCCGACATCGCCTACGGGCAGGTGAGCGAACTCAGCTTCGTCATCCGCGCCCGCGTCAATACCCCCGACCGCGAAGGAGCGCAGGAACTCTTGCTCAGTCTCATGGACCCCGGATCAGATACCGCCGTGCGAACGGCGCTGTTCGCCGACCAGCAGATCGGCAACACGGTTCAGAACTCGTATTGCGGCCCACCTAGCGAGTGGGGGTTCTTCACCGATCCGGGCGGATCGGCCCTCCTGGGATGCACATGGCTACTGACGGTGCAGCCGTGAGAATCCTGTGGCTCTCCAACGCATTTTGGGCACCCTCCGGCTACGGCGAGCAGACGAACCTATTTCTGCGCCGCCTTCAGGCACTCGGCCACGACGTTGCCATGATGTGCAACTTCGGCATCCAAGAGGCGCGGTGGGAAATCCAGGGGATCACGACCTACCCGGCCGACGGCTCCTGGGGCAACAAGGCGCTGCCGACGTACATCAAGGACTTCAACGCCGACCTAGTGATCTCGCTGGCCGACGCTCACGTTTTCAAGGTGGACGAGTGGCAGGACGACATCGGCGCTCCGATGGGCCTATGGGCACCGCTCGACCATTACCCGATCCCGCCGCCGATCCTGCACGTCCTACAGGACAAGCGCATCCAGCCCATCGCCATGAGCCGCTTCGGGCAGGAGTGGATGGAGGTTTTCAAGCTGAAGCCGCTCTACGTGCCGCACGGCGTCGATACGGAGCTGTTCAAGCCGAGGCCGGAGATCAAGGCAGCGGTGCGGAAGGAATTGGGCATCGACCAGGACGCCTTCCTGGTCGGAATGGTCGCCGCGAATCGCGGTCAGGTCGTCCACCGCAAGGCGTACCCGGAGGCGCTACAGGCGTTCGCGGCGTTCGCCAAGCGCCATGACGACGCCTACCTCTACGCGCACACCGAGGCGAACACGCACGTCGGGATGAACCTTGACCTGATCGCTACCGCCTGCGACACGCCGGAGGGCCGCGTGCGCTTCCCCGAGGATGCGATCTGGCACCTCGGGATGCCCGCCTCGACGTTGGCGTCGATCTACCAGGCGTTCGACGTGCTGCTTCAGCCGTCGATGGGCGAGGGCTTCGGCATCCCGATTGTCGAGGCGCAGGCGTGCGGCGTTCCCGTCATCACGTCTGACCACTCGGCCATGAGTGAGCTGGCTGGCCCCGGCTGGCTCGTGGACGGACAGCCCTTCTGGGACAACGCCGGGGTGTCCTGGTTCTTCATGCCCTTCGTGCCGTCGATCATCGCGGCCCTGGAAGCCGCCTACGAAGCACGAGGCGACCAGGAGCGCAGCGACAAATGCGTCGAGTTCGCCTCGCAGTACGACGCCGACAAGGTGCTGATCGAATATTGGCTGCCCGCCCTGGAGCAGCTAGTCCCGGCCGAATCACGACAGGTCCGCCGTGCCCGTGAGCGCAAGACAGCGAAGGTCACGGCATGAACATTCTCATCGTCGGCATCTACCTGAGCGACATCCCGAACACGCAGGAGCATCTAGCCGGGGTGTTCGGCGCGAGCCAGGAGCATGAGGTCGAACAGCGTTGGATGGAAATGACCGAGGCGACGAAAGAGCCGAAGTACCCGGCCTTGAACCGCCTGCTCAAAGACGTGGAGAAATTCGACTTCGTGGTCGTCACCGACGACGACACGAACCTCGCGGAAGGCTGGCTCGACTCGTACATCGCCGTGCAGAAGCAGCTCGGCTTCGCGCTTGCTCAACCCGCGCACCTTCCGGGCAGCATCCACACCTACCCGATCAACAGTCGCCACGACGATTTGCTCGGCCGCGAGACGCGGTTCGTGGAGATCGGGCCGCTGTTCTCGGTCGCCCGCGTTGCCTACCCACACATCTTCCCGTTCGACAAGGGCGCGGAGCAGGGATGGGGGCTGGACCTGATCTGGCCGTACCGCTTGAAAGAGGAGCATCTGAAGCTCGGGGTGATCGACGCCTACCCGATCATGCACAACATGAGGCCGCAAGGTCTGACGTACTCCTACGACCTCGCGCATATCGACCGCTCAGAGCTACTGCAAGACGAGCCGCATCTTCCCGTCCACGAGGCTCAGGTCGAAGTGATGGCCTACCCGCTGATGTTGGCGGTGCCGGACTGATGCTCACCATACTCTGCGTCACGCGCTACGCACCGCACGCTGGCCGCTTCCTGCAAGCGTTCGATGATCTGGCCGATCTACTCGACGGCGAAATGGTCGAGTACGACGGTTCGCACATTCGGACCATCGAAGATGCGTTGGACGAAGCGGTGGCTGAGTGCGCTGACGGTTACATCCTGCGCCTGGATGACGATGAATTGCCGTCGCCGGAAATGGTCGAATGGCTCAGGGATTGCTCCTATGAAGCCGCAGACCATTGGTGCTTCCCCCGACTACACCTCTGGGGCGATACGCACCACTACATTCCAACGCCACCGCTGTACCCAGACCTGCAAACGCGGCTGTCGATCAAGGCAAAATCCGGGGGACGACACAGGGTTCACGACGGATCGCCTTACGGCTCAGGCGAGCAAGCACCTGTCGCTATTGAGCATCACAAGTTTCTCGTCCGGCGTAGAGAAGAACGCGAATCTCTGCTCAATGAGTACCGCCGCCTTCGGCACGATGCCGACCAATGGACAGTGTTTTCGGTGCCAGAGTTATTCGCTGAGTCTCTACAGGTCGTAGAAAGGGAGGAGCGGCCCATACCGCTCGTAACAGTGAAAGGAGTGAGGAATGGCTAAGTTCCTCAATACCAGCGACAAGGTGGTGGTGAATAACCAGGACCTGTCGCTGCACGCCTTCCGTCTGGACTCTCCTCAGACGAAGGAACAGGTCGATGTGTCCGGGTTTTCCAACACCCTGACGCGCGAGTTCCTGGCCGGGTTGGAGGACGCCACCATCACCATCGGCTTCCTTCAGGACTTCGGTGCCAACAGCGTCCACGCGACGCTCTACCCGCTCTACCAGGGTGGGAGCGCGTTCCCTATCTACATTCAGCCGGATGGTCGTCTCGGCACCGCTGCCACGAACCCGCTGTTCGGCGGCTCGGCGCTCATGTTCGACTACAACGGCCTGTCTGGAGAGCTGAACGCGCGTGGCGAGATCGAAGCCTCGTTCAAGCCCGCCCCGGACTCGCTGTTCACCTGGGGCACGGTCGCTCCGTAGCTGATGGCGGCCGAGTTTCGGCCCTACCTGGTTGTCAAGAACTACCGCCCGTTCGTTCAGGCGATCAATCGGGCTGGACCCGAGACGAAGGCCGCCGTCACTACTGCTCTGAAGGCCATCGGCGAACCTGTGCGTGCCGACGCTGCGCGTCGCCTGGAGCCGTACAGCAAGAAATCCGCTGCTGGATACAAGGTGAGTGTCACGACACGCAGCGTGAAAATCCGGCAGTCACTTCGCAAGACGACAGGGGAACATCCTGAGTACGGCGACCTGCAAATGAAGCGAGCTTTGCTTCCAGCGCGGAAAGCGAATAGTCTCCGCACGACGGAAGAATTCCACAAGGCTCTCGACGTGGTAATTGCTCACTTCTACAGGTAGGTGATTCGTATGGCGGATGACATGACAGTCGCTCCGCAAGAGGAAGGTTTTGAGTACCAGGGCGAGTTCTATCGCTGGCGTGTATCGGACGTGGGCAAGGACCTCATGCTCATCGACTACTTCACGCATATGCCCGTGCAGGAGTTCTTCGACATCGTGGACGACGCCCTAGAGCGAGGCCGCGCCCCCGTTCTGATGGCGCTGATGGCAACGTCGATCCGCGCCGCCCATCCCGAGCGATCCGTCGAACGGATCAGCAGGCTGGTCATGGATATGCCGCTCGGTGAAGTCAGCTTCGTCGGTGGCGACGAGGATGCAGGTATCGCTGTCGATCTGCCGTCTCCTGGCGAGGCGGCCAACGGGGATGGGCCGAACCCCCCGGACCTTACGACCGAGAGGACTACGAACGGAGCATCGTCCGACGAGCGCTTATTGCCGCCGACCGACCCGCCAAGTCCCCCGGCGACCTCCGAACTGGAATCCGAGAAATTCAACGTGACCCCGGACTGATGTGCCGACCGTGGGTATTGCACTTCTACCCCGGCCTCACGCCAGATCGGATGCAGGAAATCTCTCTGGCCCTCTACGTCTCCATGTTCAACTCGCTGCCTGAATAATGGCCCGCCGCATCGAAGTCGAAATCCTGGGGAACGCGAGTTCGCTCAACCGCGCGTTCGCCAGCTCTAGGCGCTCGGCGGGCATCTGGAACAGCGAGATCGTGCGCTCCGGCCGTGGTGCCTTCGCCGCCACGGTCGGCTTCGGCGGCCTCGGCCGCGCCGTCGCGTTCGCCTCGGCGCAATTCATCGCGTTTGCGGGCATCGCCACGATCATCAAGAACACGACGAGCGCGACCGTCGAGTTCAACGACACCATGCAAAAGACGGTGGGCTTGGCGCAGGTGTCCCAGAACGCCGTGGCGGGCCTCAGCGACGAGCTGCTGCGCCTCGCGCCCATTGTCGGCAAGACGCCGAACGAGCTAGCGAAGGCTCTCTACTTCGTCGCCTCCGCTGGCATCAGCGCCAGCAACGCGATGAAGGTCGTGGAGGTATCGGCGAAGGCTGCCAGCGCGGGCCTCGGCGACACGCAGACCGTGGCCGACGCGCTCACAAGCGCGATCAACGCCTACGGCGAGGCGAACCTCTCGGCACAGAAGGCCGCCGACGTATTCGTCTCCACCGTCCGGCTTGGTAAGGGTGAGGCCGACGCCTTCGCTCCGTCGCTCGGGAACGTGGCGAATGTTGCTGCGGCCCTGAGCGTGAAGTTCGGCGACCTCGGTGGTGCGCTGGCGTCCATCACCCGCCTCGGCGTTGAACCTCAGACGGCTGCGATTGAGCTACAGCAGGCGTTCGCCTCGCTGCTCAAAACCACGCCGCAGGCGGTCAAGGCGTTCAAGTCTGTCGGCCTCACCGTGGAGGGGCTGAAGAAAACGATCAAAGGCCCGACGGGGATGATCGGCTTCCTGACGCAGCTCAAATCGCACTTTGAAGGCAATACGGATGCGCTCGCCAAAGCCTTCCCGAATATGAGGGCGTTCAGAGGCATCCTGGCGCTGATTGGTAAGCAATTCCCGCAGGTGATCGAAGTGCTGAGAAAGTCGCGGGATAGCACCAATTCACTAAACACAGCGTTCGGAGCTATTGCCAAGGACTCGGCGTTCCGCTTCGCGCAAATGAAGGCTGCGGTACAAGCCGCAGGCATCACCATCGGCGACATCTTCGCACCGCTCGCCACGCACGTTGCCGAAGCGACAACCAAGGCCGCTATTCACTTCCGCGAGTTCATCAAAAAGATTGAGCAGCAGCCCACGGTCACGGCGAAGATCAGCGTCGTTCTCGTCGGCGCGGAGCGGATCACAACGAACCTGCTGAAGCGCTTGGCCGGGGTACTTGGCGGGCCGGACTTCGCAGCGACGGTGAGCCGGACATTCACCGACCTGTTCGCCAAAATCAACGAGGCTGCCGCGCAGCTCTACGAGGTGCTGCGGTCGAACTTCGGACGGATCAGGGCAACCATCGCCTCGGTATTCAAGGCGCTGGCGACCATCGCCAAGCCCATCGTGGGCATCATCGGCGGCACGCTGGTCGTCGCGTTCAAGGCGTTGGCCGCCGTCCTGCCGCCCATCCTCGCGGCTATCAAGGGCGTCGCTGACGCGCTCAACACGGCGGCTGGCCGCGCGTTCGCCACAACGGTTCTCAGCATCGTGGCCGCCGTCTATGCGGGTCGCAAATTGATCGTCGCCTTCACAGCGATCAAGGGGGCTATCACGGTAGTCGTTGCCGAATTGCGCTTGCTGACCGTGACAGCAGCAGCGGCAGCAGACGCCTCGCTCGCGCTCGCGGCAGCCAACCCCATTCTCCTGACTCTCGCAATCGCAGCAGGCGCAGCCGCTATCGCCTACTCCGTGTTTGCAAACAGGTCGGACGACGTGGCCGAAGCGAACCAGCGCGTCGCTGATTCGGTTCATAGCGCTGGCCGAGCGGTGCGCGATCTACGCGGTGCGCTGCTCGACCTAAAGGGGGCGCACCTCGCCGTCCAGCAGGCACAGCTCACAGCCCTCTCGACCCGGAAGGAAATGATCCGGGTTGAGCATGACCCGAAGGCGTCAGCGCAGGACCGAGCGCAGGCTGTCCTTAGCTACAAGCAGGCGCTCCTAGAGGTACAGCGGGCCGAAAACGACCTCACCAACACGGAGAATCGCACGGCCTCAGCACGACAGAACGCCGCGAAGCAGACCAAGGGCTTCGGCCGCACACTTGAGGACCTAGGCGGCAAGGCCAGGAACGCAGCACGCGATTATCGCTACCTCCAGGGGCTTATCGCCCATGCGACCGATAGTACGGCTGCTTCACTCGCCGCCGCCACAGCCTCTACGCAGATCGGCGACGCGACGAAAAAGCTGAAGGGCTTGCGCGACTCCTACATCAATCTCGCAGTCGGCGCTCAGAAGTTCGCTGACGCGAACCGCAGCACGCAGCCTGAACTCGCCAAGATCGCGCAGACCGTCTCCAACCAGGCCGCCGCTCGTGCGCGGCTGCTCTCCAACCTGCTCGGCATCCCGGCCGGAATGGAGGCATTGAAGCCGAAGGTACGCAATGCGGCCGATGCGTTGAGAAAAGCAATCGGTCATGGGCTTGCGGTGCCAGATGCAACGATCCAATTCCTCGCAGAGCTAGCGAAGCTACCGAACAAGATTCGCAAGATCAGGCCCGCCGCTGTAGCTGCCGCACGCTCGCTCGGCCATAGCATCGCCGCAGCGCTGTTCGGCACCATCGTCAAGGGTATTGCCAGCGTCGGCCCCGCTATCGCCGCAGCGCTCAAAGGCTTGCAGGAGAAGGCCCGCAGGGAACTCCAGAAGGGCGCTGGCGGTGGAGGTGGCGGTGGAGGTGGCGGTGGAGGCGACCCATCAAAGGACCCGGCTGCCAAGGCCGCGAAGTCGTTTGAGCTACCCGTAAAGCTCCGCATCCGCGAGGCCCGCGCCGCGCTGACCAAAACGATGAAGGACGACATTCGGGCGTGGCAGGCCGAGATCGCCTACATCCTGCGGCAGCTTCCGCACCTCCACGGCGAGAAGCTGGTGCAAGCGCTCCAAGCGCTGAAGTCGATTCGGGACGAAATCGCTGGCGCAACGAAGAAAGCCCAGAGCGCCGTCAAGGACCAATTCACCGTGCCCTTGAAGATTCAGCTTGCCGAGGCCAAGGCGCAGGCTCAGGGCGACGACAAGGCGTTCCGTAAGGCTCTCCTGGCCGCCCGAGCAGCCGCTCGCAAGGCGCTGGCCTCAGGGAAACTGTCGATCCAGGCTCAGATCGACGCCTGGAACACGATCACCGACATCAACAACCAGCTCTCCCAGACGAACATCGGCAATCAGACGAAGTTCCGACACCTCGGCGTAAACGCGCAGCTTGCAGCGCTCGGGCTGGAGAATCTGACGGGGCTGAACCGTGAGAAAGCTGCCTTCCGGCAGTCACAAATCGGGCCACGGGGTTCGATCCCCGGCCGTGAGTCGCCAGCGCTGAAGGGCGCAGGGGCGACGCAGAACAACTACGTCATCCACGGCGGCGTCCAGGTCTATGCCCCGAAGAATTGGCGCGAGGTCGAGGAGGAGCTACGCCGTCGCGCCGGACAGCGCCACCACCGACGGAGGCAGTAAATGGCCGGAGGCGTGAAGGTCAGTTGCGCCTTCGATGACGACACGCTGGAGCCTAGTCCGACGTGGACCGACATCACGGCGAACAACAACCTCGTCGCCAACTGCACCATCGACCGGGGGCGCAGCTTTGAGACGGACGCGACAGATACGGGTCGCGCCGCCATCACGATCAACGACGTAGAGGGCTTGCTCGACAACTTCGGCTCCGGCCCATATGCCGGGAAGGTCGAGCCGCTGGTCCAGACGAAGATCGAACTCTGGAACCCCGTCACAGAAGTATGGAATGGCATCTGGCGCGGCTACATCACCGACTACGACTACGCCGTCGAGCCGTCGCAGCGCAACGTCGGCATCACGCTCAACTGCGCCGACACCTTTGAAATCCTCGCGGCCATTGCCATGCAACCGGACAGCATCACGACGTTCGGCGACCCGCCGCCTGTTGGCGCTGACGGCAACATCTTCTTCGACAACGCCGACGAAGTGCGCGTGCGGATGTTCCAGGTCCTCGGCAACGCGGGCTGGCCGCCCGAGCTGGCGACGATCTTCTCCGGCAACGTCTCGCTCTACGAGTCCACCTACTCACCGGGCGAAAACGTGCTGACCGTCTTGCAGGACGCAGCGGATTCCGAATTCCCCGGCGTCGGCAACCTCTACACCGACAAGGATGGCGTCCTCACCTTCCACGGTCGCTTCGCCAAGTTCGACCCCGACACGATTTCCGCACAGGCCCAATCGCACCAGCAGGGGAATTGGAACTTCACGCGCTGGAAGGGCGGCGACGGCGCAGGCATCGACGCCGACCCCCCGAACACGGCCCAGATCAGAACGTTCGCCTACAGCCGGGGCGAGACGCGGATCATCAATTTCGCGTCGGCCAGCTCCATCACGACCAAGGACAAGAACCTGAAGGGCCAGAACGTGAAGAACAGCACCTCCATCGGCAAGTACGGCTACCGCACATGGTCGAAGTCGGGCCTGTTCACCGAGCATGGCTGGACGACAGGCAACAATTCCGACGACGAGTGTAAATTGTTCGCTCAGTATTACGTGGACAATTACCACAACCCGAAAGAGCGTGTCACCGCTGTCTCGTTCAGGTCGATGTATCCCTGGGATGCCCGCGCCGAGCCGAATTGGGCCTTGCTGTGTGGCGCAGAAATCTCGGACGCCATCGGCCTAACAGTTTCCTGGCCTGGTGGTGGCTTTACCGATGAGCAGTATTTCATCGAAGGTGTCCACTATCAGATCAACCCCCTGCGCGATTTCGCCGACGTAACGCTGACGCTCGACCTTTCGCCAGATACGTATTACCCGCCCGACTATTGGACGGGATCGCCCACCCTGCTAGCGAACTTTGAGACAGCCGAATGAGCGTCACGGTTGCCTTCTACGACCTCTCGACACCGGGACCGTCCGGGCCGATCACGGCATGGGCCTGGAACTTCGGTGACGGCGGCACCTCGACCACCCAGAACCCGACGCACAATTACGCGGCTCCCGGTATCTACAGCGTGCATCTTCAGATCACGGGGACCACGCCGGATGGTACGAACACGGTCATCAAATCGGTTCATGTGACGTGAACAAAGAGCAGAACCAACCCCTCATCCATGCCAACGACCATAATTGGCGTGGCGCTGATCCGATCCCGTCTAATTGGCACTACGTCGGCGATACCGACGAGCCAGCGTTCCAAAACGGATTCGACAACGTAGGGGGCACGAAATCGCCGATGCGCTATCGGTTCCTGCCCGCGAAGGACCTCGATTCATCGCTCCCCGGCATCGAAATCCAGGGATCGGTGACGGGCGGTTCTCTCGGCGACACGATCTTCACGCTTCCGCTGACCTGGGACTACGACGTGCATCTGCCAGCGACGGACGACATCGGCACTTTCACGCCCTTGACCGTGAAACAGAATGGGGATGTGGTATGGGGAATCGCGTAGTTCTGTGGCTGTCCGTGGCACGCAGCCTCGCGCTGATTGTGGTCGGCATCTTCCTACTTGTTTATGAGACGGCAATAGACGATGATCCGAACCATTACATCGTCGGAGCGGGCCTGATCGCACTCGGCGTAACGCCAGCAGTTTCGGTGTTGCGAAACGGCAACGGAGGAACAAAATGATCCGACCACCGGACGCACCGCACAAGATTCCGCTATGGGCGTGGCACATGGACGCCTGGATTCGGGGCGGCAAGAAAGGCCCACGGCCGCGCCATGCTCCAAAGCATTTGCCCGCCTGGTTCCACACCTGGCGGCTGTATCGACTCGCCAAGGCCAACAAGAGGGGCAGTTGGGCGTGGAAGGCGTACCACGCCGCCGTAGCCGCGCAGCCCAACCCCGATGCTGTCGGCGCGACGCACCGCGAGGCGCTGGTCAAGTGGGCAAAGTGGGGAGTGCTGCACAACGCCGCAATTCACTACACGCAGGACGGTCGCCGGGACGACTACCTCCACGGCTCCAAGGGGCATTTGCCGATCTGGACGGACTGCTCGGGATGGGTCACGTACTGCTATTGGGCCTCAGGCTTGCCCGATCCCTCCGGCCTGAACTACCGCTACATGGGCTACACGGGCACGCTGCTTGCGAACGCCTATCGCCACGGCAAGGTGCTAACGAATCTCGCGCTCGCGCGACCCGGCGACCCCATCGTGATCGGGCCGGGGACGGGCTGGCACACGACCATCTGCGTCCAACAGGCTTCCGATCCCATCGTCGTCTCACACGGCAGCGAGCCGGGGCCGATCTCGCTCCACCAGGGGTACGACACTCGCGCACCGAAGCGTGTCTGCCAGATACTCGCCTAGAAAGGGGAGAACGTGAACTCTGCATCCAGCCTCCACCCAAAGGTCGCCTCGGCCACTATCGCGGGGTCGATCACGGCGCTCATCATCTACCTGCTTCAGACCTACGCGAACACCGACATCCCGCCGACCATCGCTGCGTCGATCACGACCCTGCTCACGTTCATCGGCGGCTACATCGCTCCCGTGGTTCACGATGCAGTCCCGCAAGCGCTAACGCTGCCGACAGAGCCGCCCGAGGACGGTACGACAGAGCCGACGAAGGCTATCGAAGCCGCAAAGTGATTACCTCCCTCTTTCCGTTCCACGGGTTCATGTGGGGCGTCGCCACAGGCATCGTCCTCATCATCATCGGCATCGCAATCTGGAATTGGAGGCACCCAGATTGATTCTCGCCAACGCCTTCGACACAGCCCAATTCCAGGTCGATCACTACATGGCTGGCCTGGGCGCGACCATGACTGCTGCGGCTTCGCTGCTCGGAGCGCTCGCGGCGCTCGGCATCACGAAGAAAAAGTCGGCAGAGAAGGCCGCTGCGACAGTCGGAGCGGAAAACGAACAAGCCCTGGTGGACGCCTATGAGCGAGGGCTAGAGAAGGGAGCGGAACTTGCGAGACAGAATCCGTAGCCTCGTACCGTCGAAGGCGACGGCCCTGATGATCGGCAGCCTTGCGCTTGCCGCCATCACGGGCGTCATCGTCTCGGCGGCAGTTGCAAGCAGCACGGCTAGCACGGCACCCACACGCACCGTCACGGTTGATCTCACGAATGGCGCTGCGGGGCCACCCGGACCGCCTGGGGCGAAGGGCGACCAGGGGCCGCCGGGTCCGGCTGGCGATTTCAGTTGCGCCGTCGATTACGAGCCGGGAGTGCTGGTCATCAACCATCCGGGCGGCCACGTCAAAATCTTCACCTGTTTGTTCACAGGACCGTAGAGGGGGACAAATGCACAGGGAGCCGGAGCCACACTTCGGGTGGCAGACGGCAACCTACATCGTGATGGGTCTAGGGGTCTTGATCGCGGTTGTGATTGCCGTTTACGGACTACGGCAGAGCCAGAGTACGTGCGCTTATCAGCGTGCTATTTACCCATCGGCTCACCGCTACCGAGTCGAAGTCAAGCGCTTTCTTCACGACCACTACCTGCTACAGCTCCACGAGGCCCGAGAGTATCGTGAGTCAGCGGCCGAGGAACCCGATCTCGTCACCGCTCGGCTCGATAGGCATTTCGCAAAAGAGCTAGAGCGCCACGCGACTCAAACGCTCGGGCGATGGCGAAGGATCGACATTCCGGGGCCGCCGCAATGCTCTTAGGATGGCTAATTCCCCGGAGCATTACGTCGATCCTCGCCTACGGCAGCAGCCTTGTGGCCCTGCTAGCCCAAATTCAGTTCTCCAATACGATCACTGTCGGCTCAATCATCGTCGCCGCGTTGGTCGTTATTGCCAGCGGCCTCTTTACGCTGCGGAACAATATGCGCTCGTTCTGGCGCAATCTCGCCGAGGAGCGCGGGGAGGAGATAAAGGTCCTCGAAAAACACCTACGCGAACGTGAAGATGCTCGCGCTCAGGATGCGGAGGAGCAACGCGCTATTCGTCACGAGTTGAAAAATCAGATCGCCGAACTCAATGCAAACCTGCGCGTCGAGCAGACTAAGACTGACCTCAGCGCCCTGATTGAATTGCTCGCCAAGCAGCACACCGAGGCGATGACGCAGTTCTCCACGATCATCGGTCTCTTGGCGACCGCCAACGGCGAGAGTGGAGGGGCAGGGACGGAGCGCACCTCGTAGGACGGGAAAGGATGGAAAGCCGCCGAACTCTCGCGTCTCAGCCGCATCGGTGCCAGCCCGTTAGCGTCGCCCTGCCCTCCAAATCAAACCGTGATGGCTCCCTCCTCGTAACCATCGAATACGTGCCACACGATGTCGCCGTCAGCAACGATCACCGACCCGATGTAGGCCACGTCCACCTCTAGGGGATGCCCGGTGCCGCGAATCAGGATGCGGCGATTGACCATCGGCCGAGAGGGATCGACCTTCGCCCACAACGAGAGGAAGCTAATCTCGTTCCGCTGCGACGCGACGAACAGAATCTCCGCGTCGGCTGGCATTTCGATCCATTGGTCGTCATCGACGGGCAGCGTGTATTTCCAGACGGTGAACATCAGCGCGAGTGCCAAACAACGTGCTGGCCGTGGAACACGAACACGCCGCTGCGCGAGTAGCTGACCTGATAGCCGTCGCGGTTCTTCAGGCAAACGAGGCTGTAACGCTCGCCGACGCAGGCGATCCGCTTGTAGTAAACCGCCTGATGGCGGTGTAGCAGCAAGCCGCTCGCAGCTCCCGCGACGCTCGCGCTCGCCAGGATCACCCCGGCGACGAAACCTGCGAGCAACCGCTTCATCGCCGCCCCTGGAAAGCAAGGCTGAGACGACGCGCCGCCTCCGTCGCCGAGATCATCGCAGCCGCCATAGCTCGCATGGCCTTGTTGAATTGTGCAGCCGCCGCAATCAGCGCTTCGCTGATCTGCACCGACTTCGGAATCACGACCCTGTTGTCGTTGCACAGGAACATGACGAAGCCGAACCACAGCAGCACAATGACCGCCAGCACAGGGAGCAGGACGGTCACTTGTTCACCTGGATGTTCGACGTTGGCACGACAGGCAACCCGTTCACCGGGTTCGTCGGCAGGTAGATGATGCTGTTGTTCGATCCCGAGGTGGCGATCTGCTGAAGCGCCTGCACTAGCTCAAATTGCACGTAGAGAGGCGTCAGCGTCTTGCGAATTTCGTCCTGCGACTTCCGCAGGCCAATGGAGGTTTTGTACCTCGCCCGAGCGAGGTTCTGCGCGATCTTGATTTGCTTCAGCGACGTGACTGTCTCGTTCTTGGCGTTCGCCCGCGCTTGGTAGCGGTTGTACGCCGGGAGGCCGAACATCAGCCCGATGATGATGAGGCAAACGAAGCCGACAATGAACGACCACGCCAGAGCGATTGCTGTCCTACTCATGTGCGCCTCCCCGTTCCGTTCTGCCATGCCCGCCGCATCATCGTGCTGGCCGTTGCTCCGACGCGCTGGTAGCGGCCCGTAAGCACGCGGGTCGCCTCCATCAACTGCTCGGAGGTCAGGTCGCGGAGGACCTTCTTCTCCTCGTCGGTCAGAGCGCCCAACGCGATCCTGCGACCGATGGGCGTGAGCGTCCAGCCTTTCTTCTCGTGCCGATCCACGACGCCGTAGCGCCGCATCCACGAGAGGCGGATACCGACGCAACTGCGAGCGTGCTTGTGGTCGAGGCCAATCGTCTCCATCAACTGCTCGGTGGTGACGTAGCCGTTCTCATCCTCCACGTCGAGCATGACGTTCAGCAGCTCTCGGTCGGAGAACTCCATCAGAGCTAGAGACTTCGGGCTAGCCATTCGGCATCACCGCATACAGCGACTTGGCGATCCCCATTTGCCCATCCTGCCTCGGCAGCTTGCCGACAAGCCGCACGCGCTCCTCAGCGCGGAGTTCCTTCAAGGCGTAGCTCACCGACGAGTCGGAGAGGCCAAGCGCCTCCGAAATGGTGTTGCGGTCGAAGCCGCGATATGGGGCCGGGTCATGCGTCTGCATGAACTCGACCACGCGGTTGCGTGTGGCCTCCGAAGTCCGGCCCTTCACGTCCCTACTGCCCCTCGGCTTTGGCTTCGGCTCGACCGTCTCTCGCAACTCCGGCCGTGCGATCAGGAGCATCCGCTCCAACCGCTTCACGTCTGCGTCTAGCTCGGCGAGCCGCGCCTTCAAAGGCTCCCGCTCGGCGAGCAGACGGTCGTACTGATCCCCGATCTGCTGCGCCAGAAGATCGAAGTCCGTCACGGGTCCATCCCCGTTGTTGCCGCTCAAAAGACCACTCCTTTCCTTCAGTCCCTCACATCCTAAGTCCCAACTGAGTGTCATGTCAATCGACTTCCTTTTCCCCTGCTCAGGCGCGACCTTTGACCGTCAGCCGACCGTCATGCCATACTGCTCCCACTCCCCACATGACCGACCAACCTTCCCTCAACGGCATCGGCAGCCGCATCAAAGCGGCCCGTGAAGATGCCGGACTGACGCAACTCCAGCTCGCGCTGTTGATCGGCGTCAGGGAGCGCACGGTGGTCAGATGGGAGCGCGGTCACAACGAGCCGCGCACCGAAATGGTCGTGTGGCGGATCGCCAAGGCGACGAGGAAATCCCTGGAGTTCTTCAAGACGGAAGCGGTCTAATGCCTTCGACGGCCGAAGGCTCCCGTTTCATCGTGCGTGAGAACTCGGGTTACGCGATCCTTCCTGACGGCGGCCAGGGCAGCGTCGAACGCACCGAGATCATGGTCATGGATCGGGCCTACTGCCACAAAGTCGTGTGGACGAATTGGAACAACGAGCGCGTCATGCACCTGCCCCTCGACAAGCAGCGACGGCACGCTTGGCTCGTCGCCGACCACATGGAGCGTCACTATGGCTGAACCGCTGCGGCTCTGGAGCGTCACGACGCTCGTGAAGATCGGAATGGGCACATCCGACCCCCTCGTGAATTGGGCTGTACGCACCACAGCCGAGGCCGCGCTCGACCGTTGGCCCGTCTGGAAGGAAATGGACCGCACGGAGGCGATGGACTTCCTCACCCGCGCTCGCTACCGCTCCTCGGGCAAAGCATCAGCCCGAGGCACAGAGCTACACGAGGCCGCCGAGAAGATGGCGCTCGGAGTCAGTCCCGAGGTCGCAGAAGAAATCGTGCCCTACGCGGAGCAGTACCGGAATTTCCTCAACGACCACAGACCGACATTCCAACTCGCAGAGTGTCCTGTCTATAACCCCTCGCGCTTCTATGCGGGAACGCTCGACGCGATCATCAAGCTGGATGGCAAAACTGTCGTTGCCGACATCAAAACCACCGACGTAAAAAAGGGCACCAAGCTGGAAAGTGGGCGCGAGAAGTCTCGTCCCCCGTATCCAGAAGTTGCACTACAACTTGCGGCCTATCGTCGTGCAGAATTGGTTGGCGTTCTTTCCGAACAGCGTTATGCTGGCGGAAAGCGATATTACTTGTTCGACCCCGAGGCCGATCACAGCCCGATGCCGCAGACCGAAGGGGCAGTCTGCATCGTGATCTCGCCCTACGACTACGAAGTCGTCCCGGTGCGAACCGACGACGAAATCTTCAAGGCGTTCCTTGCTGCCCGCGAGTGCGCGAGGTTCCAGGTCGATACGAGCAAGCACGTATTCGGTCCCCCTATCGGCTCACCAAATCCGCAGGGAGCGCTGTTGTGAGGCTGCCCCTCGGGATCGTGTGGGCCGGAGCCATCATCGGCGGTTGGCTGACGGCGGCGCTGTTCGCCCTCGGTCTGTACGCAATCTGGACGTGGGTGACGTGACCAAGGTGTTCGCCGGGATTCATCCCGCACGTCAGAGAAAAGCCAGCCTCCGTTCGTCAGGGAGCGAACCCCTGGGGGGCTGGCCTCTACTGAAGGGAGGGGCATGAGCCTCACGATCTCAACGACCTACACGGTGATCGACTGCTTCAAGTGCGGCGCTCTGTTCGCCGTGCCGTCGCAGGTGAATGAGGACTTACTGCGAACCGGGCGGGACTTCTACTGCCCGAATGGGCACCAGCAGCACTACGTCGAAAGCGTGCAGGCGAAGCTAGAGAAGGAACAGCAGCGCCGCAGGGAGGCCGAGCGTCAGGCGAACGCGCGGCTGGAGCTACTTCACGCCGAGGAGCGCTCCCATGCCGCAACGCGCGGCGTGGTGACGAAGCAGAGGAAAAAGCTGGCCCGCGTCGCCAACGGCGTCTGTCCCTGCTGCAACCGCAGCTTCCAGAACCTCGCCCGTCATATGGAAACGAGGCACCCCGACTATGCCCCTCATTGACCTTCAGCGCCGACTCGTTGAGGTCGGCCGCATCCGTATGGGCGAGAAGAACGCGCAGGGGTATCCGACCCGCCTTCAAACTTGGAAATTGACCGGACGCGACAAGGTGCGCCTGGACGCCGCTGCCGAAGCATATGGCGGTAGCGTCACGCCCTGGCAAGGCCACGAAGGTCAGTGGGCGCTGCACACGGAAACAGATGCCTTGCCGATTCTGCTGCTTCCCGGTCAGACCCTCAGCCAGCACTACGAATTGTGGTCCGGTGGTGGCTGCCAGCGCCGCTGTGACGGCGAGAGCGAAGCGATCAGCGACGGCCCCTGCAAATGCGATCCCGACAACCGTGAGTGCAAGCCGCACACGCGGCTTGCCGTGATGCTGCCGGACGTGCCGGGGATCGGTTGCTGGCGGCTCGACACGCAGGGCTACTACGCCGCCGTCGAGCTGGCTGGCGCTGTGGACCTGCTGGAAATGGCGACCGCCCGTGGCGTCCTACTCCCTGCGCGGTTGCGTATCGACCAGCGCACGTCCATCCGAGGTGGTCAAACGCGACACTACCCCGTGCCGACGCTCGACCTCGACATACGCCCGTTGGAAATGATCCAGATTGCTCGGGGCGGTTTGCCAGAAGGGGGTTCATCAGGGCAGGCTGCGCTGCCTGCGGCCAGCGCTGCTACTGATGATGGTGACGGTGTGACCTCCCTGAGTTACACGCCGTTGCCAGCGTCGTCTCGTGGGGAGGCGACGCTTGCCGACGGGCTGGCCGCCGTCGAGTCAGGGCCGGAAGCGCAACGCACCCGCTCTGCTCGTTCGGCGGCCCCCATCGGTGCCGAGGATTCTGAGGATTGGCTTTCAGACGTGCCCGTGCCTGTTGAGGAGCCGGAGAGGGTCCATGACCCCGGACCCCCGCTCGCGTCGGAGGCGCAGCAACGGCTCATCCGGGCACGGGCCGACTTCTACGGCCTGACCGATGACGAGCGCCACGCGATCACGGAGCAGCTAACCGGACAGCCCTCCTCACAAGGCGTCCTGGGCGACCATGTGGACTTGGTGCTGGCGTGGTTTGAGATCGAAGGCGCGATCAAGAACCTGCTCGGCAAGGCCGAAGAACTCGGGCGCTCGACCGAGGCCCGCAACGCCATTGCCGAGAAGCGCGAGGGCATCGACCCCTACTCCCACGAGCAGCGCTCCCTGCTCCTGCATTGGCTGACCGATCAGATCGCCAAGGCGGGCGCAAAGCTGGACACACAGGAGCCTGTCGGTGGGTAATCCGATTGACGACCTAGAGCAGCAGCGTGCCCTAGAGGAAATGGGCATCGGCGGTTCACGCATCTTTCGTGGCGCTCGCAGCGAGGGGGCCACACGCAACGAGGCGTTCTTCGTTGCGGCAGCATGGTTCTACGCCCTGCTGATCTCCGGCAACAACCAAGAGCCTGATGAGCAGCCGGACTAGCAGCAAGGTGCTTCCGCATCAATGGCGGCGCGTGCCGCCCGTAGTTACACCTATTGGAACCGAAACCTACGGAGGTGACGTTCCGACCTACAACGCAATTTGTGAAAATTGCGGCGCAAAAGCGTGGCTGCATTGGCCGTCATGCAAATGCCCGGCAGCAATGCCGGAGGACGCGCAAGCGACGAAAGGAAAGGGATCATCCTCAGTTGGCTCACGGCAGTAGTCATAACTCTGTCCGTTCACGGACACCATCAGCAGGCGAGGCACTTGCAATCCACAAGCCAAGTGACTCCCCTGCGGCACGCGATCACATGGCACCGCAGCAAGACGTGGCGATACCAGGACCGCGCGGGGGTACGACGTACACCAACAGCCCACGCAGAACGTCACACGGAAGCAATCGCCTACCTGCGCTGGATCAACAACCTCTGGCTCGGGCGGCAGAAACGGGCAAGTCATCTACGGCCGAAGCCACGGATCGCACACATGGCTCTCTGGCTCTGTATCCACAGGGGCGAGGGCGCATGGAACGCGAACACGGGCAACGGCTACTACGGCGGCCTGCAAATGACCTCCGGTTGGGGAGGCGTCGCTCGGCCGGACCTACTCAGTCCTGCTGCCCAGATGTCACTCGCCGAAGGGCAGTACCGCGCCAGCGGCTACTCGACCTCATGGCTTCGCGGTCAGTGGCCGAACACATCACCGCCCTGTATGGGCTACGCCTAAGAGTAAGAGGAGGCACACGATGAAGGCACGTCTCACCTTTCTCACGATCACGGCGACCTCGTTTGCCCTCACGGTGGGCGCGGTCGTGACCAATCCGATCCGCTGGTATCTGGGCCTCGGCTAAATGCCGATCTACAACGTGCTGGACGAACGGTTCAAGCTGCCGCCCTGGACGAAGCCGCCAAAGCCGAAGCCAAAGGCTAAGTGACACCGTTCCTTTCTGATCCCGACTTCACGCTCTGGCTCGGCGACGCTCTCACGGCCACGAGACAACTGCCGAGTCAGAGCGTGAATTGCTGCATCACGTCGCCGCCGTATTGGAACCTGCGCGATTACCGAGACGACAAGCAGCTCGGGCGCGAGGAGACGCCGCAGAAATACGTGGAGGCGCTGGTCGAAGTATTTGCTGAGGTGCGCCGAGTGCTGCGTGATGACGGCACGCTCTGGCTGAACCTCGGTGACACCTACGCGAACAAGGAATTGGTCGGTATCCCGTGGAGGGTCGCGTTCGCGCTGAAGGCTGCTGGCTGGTGGCTGCGCTGCGACGTGATCTGGCACAAGCCGAACCCGATGCCGTCGAGCGCGACCGACCGCTGCACCGTAGCTCACGAGTACCTGTTCCACTTCGCCAAGTCGGAGGTCTATTACTTCGACGCCGACGCGATCCGCGAGGAGGCGCTGTGGGAGCGGTGGGGCGATCAGACGACGGGAAAGGGGTCAATGGGCTGGATCAAGCCGGGTGAGAAGCGCGAGCTGGTGAAGCGCCGGACGGTGCGCGAGGGCGTGGACACGAACGGCGGCGGCCAGGGCACGGGCGCGATCACGCTCACGGAGGGCCAGGGCAAGAACAAGCGTTCCGTCTGGACCGTCCCGACCGAGAGTAATCCCGATCCGCACTACGCGACGTTCCCGCAGGCGCTCATTGAGCCATGCGTGCTTGCAGGCTGCCCCGAAAATGGAACTATTTTCGATCCCTTCATCGGGTCGGGCACGACCGCGCTCGTGGCGCGACGGCTCGGCCGCAAGTGCATCGGCATCGAAATCAGTCAGGAGTCGTGCGAGATCGCTGCACGGCGCACACAGCAGTTGTCGGTGTTGGGATGAACAGCAAGACGGCCTGGTTCTGGCGTGGGGCGCTAGTCATGCTCGTCGTGTCCTCGTTCTTCGTCCACTTCCCCTGGCCGATGGTCGTCGCGGCCTTCACGCTGCTCGCCATCGACGCCCTCCTACTTCTCAACGAGGTCGTGAAATGACCTTTGAGCGAGCAATGGAGCTAACGGAGGCGCTGTCTGAGGCGGGTATTTCGCACACGCTTCAGGTCGGCCACCATCCCTACGGTTACGCGCCCGAGGGCGAGACGAAATTCCCTGCGATCCATTGCCGGGTCGATGTGCCCTGGCCGCGTCATCACGCGACGCCGCCCCTCGGTGGTGAGCAGCCGACAGGCCCAACGATTGTCGAGCAGATCGCTGCGCTCTACGCCGTTGCCAACCTGCACGACTTCGTGTTGGAGAGCGGTCTGATGAGCGACGGTATGACGCTGACGGAGACGAGGCGATGATTGACCCGCGCGGGGAAGGTCACAAAAGCCGCCTGCCGAGTGCAAGTCGGGCCGGGTCTGATGCACAGATGAGCCTGCTTGACCTCTACGAGTGCCCGCTCTGCAAGGGCGCTGGCGTCTGCTACGGCCGCGAGCCAGAGGATGCCGACCGCTGCCCGATGTGCCACGGCTCCGGCACCGTCGATTTCGACCCCTCCGACAAGACGATCCCCTTCTGATGGTGCGCCTCTGGCATGACGACATTCGACCTGCGCCCGAGGGGTGGGTCTGGGTCCGCACCAACGCCGCCGCACGGGAAATACTCAGCGACGAGGAGATCGTGGTCGCCGAGATCAGCATGGATCACGACCTCGGCCTCGACCATTTCTCCGAGGAACAGATCGCTGCCGACCCGGAGCTGCTGTTCGGCCGGGGCGAAGCCGTAGAGACGGGCCTCGACCTCGTGCGCTGGATGTGCGAGACGGGCCACGTCCCGGCGACGATCAAGATTCACTCGTGGAACCTCGACGGCGCTCGGGCGATGTCGCAGTTGTTCAACGACCACGGGCATACCTGCTTCCTCGCCCCTTACGCGGTGGCGACCTGATGTGGGTCGCGGGCGTAGATTTCGATTCGCACGGGATCGACCTCGTGCTGCTGGAGGAGGATTCCGACCAGGCGTTCCACGAGCGCTGGCCGCTGATCGGCGTGGACGCCTTCGACCGGGCGCAGCACGTCGCGGGCCTAAGGAAATTCGTCTGGGACTCAACCGCGTGGCGCAACGTGATCGCGCTCGGGATCGAGGACCCTCGTGGGCCAGCCCGTAGCGCCGACGCGCCGATCTACCGCACGCAGGGCGCGATCCTTGCCTGCCTCCCTGACGGGCTGTACGTTCATCCCTGGAAGCCGCAGGCGTGGCGCAAGCAGATCGGCGTCTCCCATATCGGCAAGCCGCCCCTGATGGAGTTCGCCGAGCAGCATTGGGGCGGTCAGCCGGGTGGCCTCAACACGCCGCATCTGACGCAGGACGCCGCCGACGCCTTCTGTATCGCGTGGGCGACCCGGATGGTGCTGGTGCGCGAGGTGACGACCGCATGAGCCGCTTGCTCTGCTTCCTTGGATTTCATCCCCGAGCCAGCGTGCGTGTTCGTGGCCTACTCGCCGCGCAATATAGGTGTATCTCCTGCGGCAAAGAATGGACCGCATGATGGGTGTCCCGCTGGACGTGGCAATCCAGACCCGCTGCCCCCTCTGCGGCGCGAGGGCCGGGAAGCCATGCCTGACCGTCACGCGCCGCGTCCAGGTGGAACGCAGGCTGCTGCACCAGGAACGGATCATCGCTGCGGGGCGTGCGCGTGCCTAGACAAGCATCGGAGGTGGAGATCAGAGGGCTGGAGGAAATCAGGGACTCCTGGGTCGAGATCACAGGCTTCGGCGACCCGGCTCCGCGCTACCTGCTCGCCACCGACGGCCGTGAGGCGACGATTGAGCGAGCGAAGGCCGAGTACGTCTATGACCGGATCAGCCTGGAGGAGCTGGAGGAGCGCGTCGCGGCGGCCCTGCGGGGCAAGACGATCACGCCAGCCGCCGCTATTCGGCACTATGCCGAGGCCCACAAGACGCACAAGGTAATGGTGCTGCCGAAGGGCGTCACGTACACGCCGCTCGCGGTGAACGGCCTGGAACTCACAGACGCCACCTGGGGCACGGTCGTTCTACCCGACCCGTCGCACACGGAGCGGCGAGGATGAGGGCCGGACACCTCGCGCCTGCACTCCGGGTCGATGCCGTGATCGTGTCAGCAGAGCGCTCCTCACGCCGAGTGGACGGTCGGTGCGATCCGGCCCTTCACCCCTATGTCACCTTTGCACCACGGAGGTCTTACGTCTGATATGAGCGAACCGCGCATCCATGAGTCGATGACGTTCCCCGAGATCGTGGCGCAATGGGAGGCGTTGGAAGCCGAGCTACGGCAGGCGCAGGAGGAACGGGACGCGGCGCTTGCGAAACTCACTCCGTCTGCGGTGCGTGTCTTTGCCGAGGTTGAGCAACTGCGCGTTCAGCGGCGGCAGGCGATAGACGCGCTGCGGGAGATCGCCACCATCGACTATCGAGGCAACCGCAGCACGGAGTCGGGCATCGCTCGCGCCGCCCTGGTGCAGCTAGGGGAGCAGCCGTGAGGCGGCGGGTCGTTGTGACCATCGGTGTCTGCGCTTTCCCGCTGTCGTTTAGTTGGGATACATGGACGCGCTCGCGGCAGGGGCAAACTTTGTATTGGCCTCCTGTGGTGCAGCGCGGGGAGCAGCCGTGAGATTCACCAGGCCCGAAATCGGCAGCGCGGTCAGGGTGGCTGGCCGCCGCGCCGTCGTGCTGGCAGCCTGGGACGGCCGGGGCGGGCCGCGCAACGTGCTGGTCGAGTTCGTCGGCTCGCTGCTGCCCGAGAAATGGGTCGTCCACATCACGAGAATCAGGTACGACGAGGAGTTAGGCCAAGGCGCAAACCGTTCGGCGCTGGCACAACGATCACCGGACGCAAGCCTAGACAACAGGCGTGGGGTAACTCCCCGCAGCGAGTTTGCCGCTGGCCCCACGCCCTGTAATTTCGGGCGGGAACCACAGGCCGAGAAGCGCGTCTCCGGTACGCGAGGCTCCGTCTCCTCGACAGCCACGGCGAAATCGAGGTCCCGCTCGTAATGCTCGTCCTCGTCTGCGGCAGCCGGAGCTGGGGCGACCCACTCGTCATCAAACTGCGCTTGCAGCGACTCCCCCGAGGTGCAAGGATCATCCACGGCGGCGCTCGTGGTGCTGACACCATCGCCGCCCTCTATGCGAGAGCCTTAGGCATACCCGAGACGGCCTACCCTGCGAAGTGGCGGGAGCAGGGGAAGGCCGCAGGGGTGCTTCGTAACATCGAAATGCTCGACCAGGAGCCGGACCTCGTGATCGCCTTCTGGGATGGACAGTCCACAGGCACGGGTCACACCGTCGCCGAGGCAAACAAGCGGGGCATCGAAGTGGAGATTGTCTCGCCGAAGGGATTAGGGGCAGCGGATGGGCTACCAGGAGACGCCTGAGGAAAAGGCATTGCTAGACCGCCTCTGGCGCGAGAGTTGCGACGCTGTACCGGACGGCACGTTGGTCCGGCGGCGCTGGTGGCGAAAATTGATCGACCGACTCTCCCGTGGCTGACGCGCGGGACGCCCTGCTGGAACGCTACGGCCGCTTCTACGGCGACGAGCATCTGGCGATCACCTTCACGTCGGCCCTAGAGGGTGACGACGCCAAGCGCGTGACGACGAAGGGGTGGGACAAGACCGCCCCGCTGCCGGACGCCGCCTACGCCGCTGGCCTGATCGGGAGCCGGGGGCTGAAAGCCAACCCCGCTGTCGTGCTGCGCCCCTCCAACCTGATCGTCTTGGAGTGCGACACCGAGGCCGATCTCGTCGCCGTCGAGGAGCTGAAGCTCCCAGAGACGATCACCGTGCGGTCGAGCGCCCCGTACAAGCGCCATTGGTGGTTCCGGCCACCGATGGAACTCGGCATGGTGCCCTACGTCGCCTTCCGCTTTGAGTCCGGCCGCCTGACCGCCGACTCCGGCCGCTACTTCCTCGTGCCGCCCTCACTCCATCCCTCGGGGGCGATCTACAGCTTCCTACCGGGACGGGGACCTGACGAGGTGGACATTGCCGAGTTGCCTGAGGCCGCGTACGCCTACCTCGCTCGTGAGGCCCGTCAGGACGACGACGACCTCCGTGAGCGGATCAGCACCGATCCCGAGGCGAAGATTCAGGCAGGCAAGCGCCGCGAAATGATCTTCCGTTACGCCTGCCAGCAGCAACGGTGGGGAATTCCCTACGAGAGCATCCTTCGGAATTGCCAGGAGTTCAACCTCACTCGCTGCCTACCTCCTGTCGAGGAATACCAAGTCAAGACGCAGGTGGATGGCGCGATGAAATACCCGGCTGGCGAGGAAATCCGTTATGCCATGCCTAAAGCAGACCCCGATGATTGGCTGGACGATCACCCCGGCGACCCCAGAACTACTCGCTCGGACGATGGTGTCATTTGGCTGGAAGGCTATGAGCTAAAGGAAGCACGCTATATCGACCGACCCCTCATTCAAGCCGCCACCTTTACTCTCGTCGGTGGTCGTCCTGGCGTGGGGAAAGGTGCCCTCTGTGCCCATTGGGTAGCTCGCTGCACCACGGGTCGAATGTACCCAGAGCCGCGTCGGGTGTTGTGGTTGTCGAGCGAAGATGATCCCTCCATCGACCTTGGCCCACGGGTGGAAGCAGCAGGCGGTGATCGCAGTATGGTCGGATTGATCCCGCACACATTCCAGCTTCCCGCCAGCGCAGATTGGCTGATAGCACGCCTCCGCGACTTTGAGAACATTGGCCTCGTGATTATCGACCCCATTTCCAACCACACGGGGACGACGAACACCGACCGCGAGAACGAGGTACGCACCGCGCTCATGCCGCTCGGGGTGATCGCGCACGAGCTGGACGTGCCGATCCTCGGCGTGCGCCACATCACCACGAAGGAAGCCAAGGGCGGGGCGCTCATGCACATCCTCGGCTCAACTGCGTGGATCGGGGTGCCTAGAGTCGTTCTGGCTGCCGTCAAGGACCCGACCGACCCCGAGACTGTCCACGTCAAGCCGATCAAGGGCAACCGGGTGCCGATCAGCGAGGCGGGCCGTCAATTCCACCTCGACGGTCACTTGCTCCCCGGCTTCAACGAGACGGTGGTGGTCGCCCGCGACGTGGGAGCCTCGGAAGCCGACATTGACACGATGCTGGCTGGCGAGGCCGAAACGAAGTCCCAGAAGGCCGAGAGCGTCATCGTGGACGTGCTTCAGCAGAACGGCGGCGTGATGGAGTCGGACGCGCTCGACTTCATGGTCAGCGAGCAGACGGGCTTGAAGGCGGCGACGCTGCGGAAGGTCCGCACCAAGCTGCGCGACGACGGCGTGATCCGCCACGTCGCCGACCGCGACGACTATGGCCGCGCGACGACCTGGCAGGTGCATCTGACGACGCCGTTCATGCCCGAGGAGGCCGAGGTTCAGGAGTCTGAACCTAGTGATGATCCGCACGGTCCTCGCGCACGCGCACGCGCGGGGGAGCAGGAAAAAAATACGTTGTTGTTATTTCCAGGGGTTTTGCATCCGCAAGCCACTACGCATCAGGAAAAAAATGAGCGTAGTGGCGATTTGCAGGGACTTTCGGATGTCACGTCACGCAACCAAGCCGATTCATCCACTACGCATGAATCCACTACGCCCCCGCGCGAGGAGAGCAAGCCGAAGTGGGACGACGACATTCCGTTTTGAGCATCCCCGTCCCCACGTACAGGCCCGGTCGTCGCTTCGCCCCGATGCGGATGATCGGCGGCATCGAACACAAGGCGTGCTACGGCCCCCTGCACCCCGAGGGAGCGTGGGTCCCGCTGTACGACTTCTACGGCAGAAGCGAGAACGGGCATCGCGTCGCGCAGTACCGCTGCAAGCGGTGTCACTGTGCCGCTCCGGGGTGGGAGAGATTCATGCTGCTGGAGCAGCACGGCTGGATCATTGAGGAGCTGGTTGTTCGCATCGGCATCAACGAGACGCATCGCAGAACGGGCTGCGCGATCCAGAGCATCTGGCGCTGGCGCACAGGCAGGCAGCGCTACATCCGGCGCGAGTCGTTGCGAAAGATCATCCCCGTGCTGCGTGAGGCCCGCCTGAACAACGAGTGGCGAAACCAGCGGTCGATCCATCGGGGCGCTGCCATGCGGGGTGAGCCGGAGTTGCCGCTCGCCCCGCGCAACGAGCATTGGCGCACACCGGACGAGCAGGCTAAGTTCCAGGCCGAGTGGGACAAGCGCTACAACGCGGAGTTGTCGCTGAAGCGAAAGCGACTGAGGGCGAAGCGGCGTCGGCAGCGCGAGTGGGCGCGACAGAAACGAGCAGAGACGGTAGGCGGATGATCGACCCGTATTGGGACACGGCCGAGGAGGTCTGCACCACGAAGCAGCTTCGGGTGCTGGAGCTGCGGGAGAAGCACGGCTTCAGCTTGCGCCAGATAGCCCTGGCGTGCGACATTGCGGTTGGCACCGTGCGCGTACACCTCGACGCCGCCCACCGGAACATCCACAAGGCTCTGAAGGCGAGGGCGTGATGGCGAAGTTCATCTTCACCGACCCGACGCGCTTCGCCCTGGCGAACGCGATCTGCGAGCAGGCAGGCATCGACCCGATGTACGTGCGCCGCATGGTCATCGACCTTCAGGTGAATCATGCTGGGGTGATCTACGTCGAGCTGCTGGCTGACGACGCCACCCTGGACGTTGATCTCGGCGAAATCGGCGTGACGATCAAGGGTGCCGAAAATGACGCCTGATAGAATGTGTGTGCAAACGCTACTGAAGGGGCGTTATGTCAGGCACACGGAATTACCGCTGCGCTCGTTGCGGTCGGCGGCTAAAGAACGGCAAGTGGGTTTACAGCCGAGTAACCGGACAGCGCTATTGCTACGTCGGCCATTGCCTGAAGCGACACGCTCGGGGTCGCAAGGGCAGGAGCGCTGAGTCGAATGGCTGAGAGAAACGAGCGCGACACGCATACTGCCGCAAGGGCACGGGACGATTGGAGTGAGGCGACTCTGCAAGAGATGGAGGACCGGCTCGACGCTATCGGGCCTCCTTGGGGCAATCCGAAATTGCGTGAATTCCCGTCGGTCGCGGAGGGATTCTGGATCGCCTATGAAGCACTAGAGCGAATCCAACGCCTCGGCGCGGTGACGGACAAGTCTCTCGTTCGGATCGCGCGTTACGAAAAGGCGCTGAGGACAATCGCTGCGGGCGGGTCAAAGTCTTTAGCTAGGAGAGCGCTGGAAGATGTCTAGCCGTGATGCCGCGACAACGCCCTGCGAGTACGGCTGCGCGGATGGCTACCTCTACGACCCGCGCGTCCAGGGGAACGTGGTTGAGTGTCCGTGTTGCAAGGGCGACGCTACTCACCACGACGCTCCCGCTTCGGATGCCGCGACAACGCCTGCGTGCGATCTGTGCGGAGCGACGAGCGACCTGGAACGCATCGAGGGCTATGCGGGCGTGCGCGGCGCGAACCTCACGGTCTGTCGCAATCGCTGGTCGTGCATCGACCGCCAATTGAAACGGGAGGCTGAGGAACATGCCGCCGCAAGTTGACAATGCCGCGTGCGATCATGGGTTGGAGGAGCCGGGGCAGCGCCCCGAGTCTCCCGAGCAAGGCGAAAGGGCGTCGGGTATGGCGACTGGCTCGGTTATCTCCCAGCCCGGCTCCGGCTCCTCGAACCCATCTGCCGCTTATCTCACCGAGACGTTGGACGAGATCGCAGCGAATCAGCGTGCGTTTGAGCAGACGCGGAGCCTGCGGAAGCAGTACCGTCTTTGCCTCGCTAACGAGCCGCTGTTCGCGCGTATCGGGGTTGTCCACCCACCGATGGTGATGCAGCAGCCGCCGCGTGGGATCGGTCAGCGCATCGTTTGGTGGTGGCTGAACCGATGATGTCTGAGACGCCAGAGACTATTTACGCCGAGGCGATCAACCATTGGGCGTTCGCCATCAGGACGGACAACGGCTTGCAGGGGATGTGCATGGGACGAGTTTTTGCCTACGGTGAGGTCATCGGCCGCAACGCGAACGAGATCGTTGGCGATCTACGGGAGGCGCAAATGGCGCTCGACGCCGAGGACGAGTGGTGCCAGCATGGGATCGAACGCGACGCTTGCGTGTTCTGCATGAACGAGGGCAAGGACGTGCGCGACGGATTCTGTCCGAACGAGGAGCCGTCCTCGACGTGGCACATCGTCCATGACGACGGGACCGCGCGGTGTTGCCGCTGCGGGCACGAGCATCCGTACCGACCGGGCCTGCTGGAAGGCGGGAAGGCTGAAGCCCATGCCTAAGACCCCGGACACGATCACCGTGAAGATCAGGCCGGAGCTGACCATCGCTGGCCTCCGCACGACGTTGCAGAAAATGACCATCCAGAAGGACGACTACGTGGTCGTCACCATCCACGAGCCACGGTACGTCAGCCGCGAACAGGCGTACAGGGTCTTTGAAATGATCCATCAGGCGATGCCGCACCTCGACCGCAACCACGTCATCGTCAAGCCCGCCGACATCGAAATCGAAGTCAAGACGCGGGAGGAGGTGGCCGACCTTGCCGACATTCCCTCGTGGGTTCGCAAACTACGGCGCGAACGTTGAGAACGCGAAGCTGCTGGAACGGCTAGCCCGCGAGCAGGCAGGCGACCTCGCCGAGCTGCGGGTCGAGCGACAGACGTTCAACATGGCGGCCTCGGACAGTCGGACCTTGCGCGGCATCCCGGCCATCGGGCGCGGCGTTGTCGGCGTGATCTTCGGCACGCAACCTGAGCAGCACGCGACGAGCCGCGAATGGTGAGACACCAAAAGGGCAGAGCGCCAGCGCCGAAGCAGCGGTTGGGCTATGGCGAATCGACCGTGAAGCCCGAACCGGAGAGCAAGGACTTCGCGTTCGATGAGGGGTCGGGCTTGTTCTTGCCGGAGGCCGCAGCCAAGGCGAAGCGCAAAGTGGAGATCGGCTTCCGACCATCGGGTGAGAAGTGATGGACGAGCTGGAGCAGATGTGGCCGGACGCAGACCGAAGGGAAGCGGCGCTGACCAGGATTCAGGCCCAACTCCACGGCCAGGGATACAGGAACGGTGGGCCTACGCCCCGCGAGATCGTGAGCGACAAGGAAGTCGCGGCGATCAACGCGCTGAGTCATGGACTCGGGCACAAAGGCGCGGCCGAGATTCTTGGCGTCAGCGTCGATGCCATCTACCGACGACTGCGTAGCGCACGGACCTTGCTCGCAGCGAAGGACGATTACCACCTCATCGCTATCGCATTGAGAGGGGGCTTGATCCAATGATCGCCGCACTCAACGAGACGACGTTCCAGATTCTCGTCCTCGTGGGCCTGATAATGGTCATCGCATTGCTGCTTCTGAGGCGCTAAAAAGCCCCGATTTGCGGGGGGTTCTGTTCGCCAGGGCCATCGGGGTATTTCAGGCCGAATCACGGCGTATTTGGCTCAACCAAGCAGTTGCCCGGGTCGAAAACGGCCATTTGCAGGGCAAAACGAAAATGGGGAGAGAAATAAGACTCTGCGCGGGGTCCCGCTCGTAGATAGGACCTAAAAACAATGATTGGCCCCTCCAACGATTGGCGCGGCCAATGATCGGCCCGGCCTATCGTCGGCCCATTCCATATCTAGCCCGGCTACCTATCGCCCGGCCCCGGCTGCCCCTCGTGTCGGCGATGGCCCCGGCCCCTTCGATGGCCCGGCCCTACCTGGAACACGAGGCAGCCCCGCATAATTGAAAACTGCCGATATGCAGGGCTTTAGTACGATCTCGCCCGGCTATTTCGCCCCCGGCCCCGGATGTCGGCAGCCCCGGCAGGGGCCGGAATAGGCTGCCGGATGTCGATAAAGCCCCTGCTAATGGGGGCTTTTCAATTTCCCCCGCTGGCCCGCTGGCGAGCTGGGACCGAGCTGCGGCCCGGGGGCTGGCGGCCCCCGCTGGCGGCCCTTGCTGGCAGCCCCCCATCGCCCCCGGCTGCAAGCGGCCCCGGCTGCAATGGCCCCCGGGCTGCCCCTCTAAGCCCTGAGGGGCCGCTGTCCCCATCGCCCGGCCCCCAGCATGGCCCGGCAGGGCAGGGGCTTAGAGGGGCTTACAGGGCCGCTGGCTGGCCCGGCCCTTGCTGGCATGGCTGGCCCGGGCTGGCTGCCCCTCGCTGCCGCTGGCTGCCCCGCTGCCGGGCTTCCCTCGCTGGCCCGGCTGCCAGCCTTCGCCCCCCGGCCCCGGTCCCCTGGGGGCCGCTGGCAGCGCTGCCGGAATAGCCCCCGGGCTGGCCCCGGTCCGGCTGCCCCCCGCTGGCTACCTGGGGGCCGCTGGCTGCCCCCGGCCCCCGGCCCCGGCTGCTTGCCTTCGGACCCCTGCCGCTGTCGGCAGCGGGGCTTACATGGCCCCGGAACGATTGCGGCCCCGGGCTGGCTTCACCCGGGGCCGCTGGCCCTGCTTGCTATGTCTGCCCGGGGGCTAGCCCTTATGCCTTCCGATGGAAGCCAGGGCCATGCGAATTGCCAGGGCCGCAATCACTAAGACCGCGAATCCTGCCGGGCTTAGATAAGTCTGCATTGCCATTGCCCCTTCCTACCTTCCCTTCGTTTTCGCCAGGGCCATTAGTTCGCTAATGCTTTCGGCCCTATGGATTCCGTAGCGCTTGCAGACTGCGGCAGCCTGCCGGAATAGCGATTCGCCGACACAATCCCCGGCCCCTGTAACGATTCCGTCCGACACCCAAATGCGGGGCCGGGAGGATTGCTGCCCCAGCCATTCCAGGGCCGGAATATCTACGACGTTTCCGCCATAGCCCCGGGGCTGGAAATCGTCGCTGTCTGCCCTTCGCCCGTTTCTGGCGATAATTCGCAATTCGCCATAAGTGTCGGACCCGGCATAGGTAGCAATAGTTACTGCCGGGGCAGCTAGCAGGATTGCCATAACCTCAGAATCGTCCAGCGACATACTGCCGCTGCAATCAATTAGGACCGATCCCCCGCCTACTGCATTTCGCTTCGCCCGGAATAGGACCCCATCGGTATTGACCCTTGCAGCGCTGCCGATTCTGCCCCCATAGTTTGTGGGCCGATAATTGCTACCCCGCAGTTTCGCTGGTAAGCGATGGGGCAGGGGTACTGTCGCCATTTGCATTTCGCCAGCGACTAAATCCCCATCGGCCCAGGAATAGGACCCTGCCAACTGCATTAGCCCTTCGGCTGTCTTATTGCCAGCGGCCCTTTCTGCCGGGCTTAGTTGGCTGGCAGCTAGCAGGTCCTCTGCCGCTGCCTTTACCTTCGCTTCGTTTTCTGCGGCAGCGCTATTTAGCTTCCGGGTGATTCCCGCTCGTTTGCTACCTGTCGGCCGGGTCCCTTCCCAGGGCCGGGGCTTCCAGCCGGAAGGCAGCGGGGCCAGGGGCTTTCGCCATTCCCCCGCTTCGTGTTCCTGCCCGGGTCCTTCGTCGCTGCCCTTCGGCCCCTGCCATTCGCCCGGGCTATTTCCCTGGGGCTTCCCTTCGCCCGGCTGCTTGCTGCCCTGCTTGCTTTCGCCCGGCTGCTTGCCTTCGCCCGGCTGCCCTTCGCTGCCGCTGGCCCCGGGCTTCGTGTCCCTGTCGCTGTCGCTGTCGCTGTCGCTGTCGCCAGCCCCATTGCCTTCGCCCGGGTCCCCTTCGCCCGGCTGCCCTTCGCCATTGCCTTCGCCCGGGTCCCCTTCGCCCGGCTGCCCTTCGCTGCCCTGGGGCGAGCTGCCCTGCCCTTCGCCCGGGTCCGTCCCATCCGCCCCCGGCTGGCCCGGTCCCCCTTCCGGGCTTTCCTCATCCGGGGGCAGGCTGCAATTTCTAATGCAGTCTGCGGCAGCGATGGTGTCTGCGAATGTGGGCCAGGGGTCCGACATATAGCGGCCCAGGATTGCGTCGGCCTTGCGGATGAGGTCCTCCCCATCCGGGCGAATCGTCCTAACTGCCTGCCGCATATCGTCCCGGTCCCCGGTCCCTGAGGTAGCGACGATTAGCCCCAGCAAGTATTCCGGCGGGACCCCGGGGTCCGAAACGCGCTGCCGCATTTCGTTCGGGGGCATCCCTGCCGCTGTCATATCTACCCCGCTGCTTGCCAGCCTTCGCCATATGCGGGAATCCTCAGCTAGCTGCATTGCGAAATCGGCAGCCATAGCCGGGGGCATCCCTCTAGGGGTCCAGCGAGCATGGCCCATTTCGTGATTGCGGATTAGGGCCGCTGCCGGGGTATCTACATGAAGCGGCACCTGCATTTCGCCCCCGGCTGTCGGGTCCAGCCCTGCATGGCTGTCTAGGGGATGGGGGCTATCTACTAGGACCCATTCGCCCCCATCCGTCAATTCCGGAATGGGGGCTAGCGTTTCCTCGGTCCGTTCCGGGTCCGGAAGATTGAACCCCCGGCCCATTTCGTTTGCTGGCATATCTACTGCCCTTCCCCTGTAGGAAGGACCCGCCGGACCCGCCTGCCATATCCCAGCGATACATATTCCGGCCGGACCCTTTCGTATTCCGGCAGCCAAGGGGCAGCGGTCCGAACGCGCTGCCCCTTGCTGCCCTTTACCTTTGCGTGTCTGATTGCGGCAGCCATTAGCGGCAGCCCCCGCAAACGAAGCGGCCCCGGCTATCGGAATGGTCCGTCAGGGTCCCGCAGTAAACGCATGGCCCTTCACATAGCCCCGGGGCCGATGCAATCGCCAGGGACGAAAGGACCGCTGGCCCCCGGTCCCGCCATACTGCCTTCGCTGCCGCTTCGGGGCCGAAAAGGTCCCGAAGGCTGGCGAATGTCTGCCAGCCCCGCATAGAAATCCGGCGGTCCTCCGGCAGCGAACACGAAGTCTTAGCTGCCTCCCTGAGGTCCTTAGGTAGCGAAGCGATAGCTGCCGGATGGGGCCGGGTGATATTGACGCAAACGGAAAAGCGGTCCTGCAATGCAGGGGGCAGTTCGTTCGGGTCAAGACAGTTGCTAGTGGCTACGGAATGGAAGCCAGCCCGGGGCGATACGTATTCGCCATTAGGAAGGTGGACCCCGGCAGTCTCAGGATTGTCCAGCAAGGCAAGCAGGAAGGTAAATGTGTCTGCGCTTGCCTTATCTACTTCGTCCAGAATGAGCCGCTGCCCTGCCAGCCATGCCAGGACCCCGGGACCGTGCTGCCATTCCCATTGCCCATTAGCCGGGAGGGGTCCTCCCCGCAATTCCGTAGCAGGCATTTCCTCGTTCAAGTAAACGCGGAAGGCATTTACTCCGCCATGCTTTGCAGCAAGTGTGCTTTTCCCTGTCCCTGGGGGACCGTAAAGCAGTACGTTCGGGACCCGGCCGATAACTGCCCCTGCCATTGCCCAGCCTCCATCATCGGCTAGCAGGGTCGCTGCCTTCGGCAGTCTGCCCCGGGTCCGGGGTCCCGCTGCCTTTGCCTTACCTGTCGCTGTCGCCATTGCTTGCGGCCTCCCTGCCGCTGTGCTGCCCCCAGGAAGGGGCAGCGATTGTGTGGGGAAGCCCCTGGGATAACACAAGGGAAGGGCAGACAGAAAAGCCCTGCAAATGGCCCCCTTCGTCCAGGGGCTTTCCCATCGCATAGCGAAGTGTTGCCTCCGTGGTAAACACGCTATTTGCGGGAATTTCGCTTGCCCCCGCAAGTATCGCCCGGCTGAGGGGCCGAAATTCGCCAGCCCTGGCAACTAGTCGCCAGCCCTGACAGCTCGTTAGCCCGGTTAGCTAATTGCCCCCGCTGGCAACTAAGCCCGGCCCTGGGGACGATTGCCCCCGGCCCCGGCTGCTAGCCCCGCTTTGCAAAGTCTCAGCTATACTAGGGGTGAAGGCAGGCAGCCCCGGCAGGCAATCGGCCCCGGACCCGGCAGCCCCCAGACAGCCCCGGCCCCCCGCTGGCAGCGACAGCGGCAGCGGCCCCGGCAGCCCCAGGGCAGCGGCCCCCGGCAGGGCAGCCAGCCAGCCCCCCTTATGGCAGACAGCGACCCCCATTCCATTATTGGCCGGGCCAACGATTGGCCCCGCCAACGATTGACCCAACCAACAATTGGCCGGGCCAACGGAGGGCAGGGTCGGCCACGGTTTGGGACCCATCTGAGGGGCCACATTTTTTTGGGCGATTCTGAAGGGCCACATTTTTTTGGGCCGAAATGGAGGAGGTGACTCATGGCACGCTTCATGGGCGTAGTTGAAGGTGGGCGGCAGCCCGTGTCCCGGCTCGGCAATGCGAACTCAGGTATCCGGGCGCAGGCTCAGGGCTGGACTGCTGGCGTCCAGGTGAACGGACACCCGGACGATGCTGGCAGCGAGCAAGACTGCTTCTATGTGCGTCTGACGGGTGGTAGTAACGAGGCGCGTCCGTCGTTCCCGCTCGGCGTACTGAGGCAGGCTCCGAACGGCAAGCGCTACTTCCATATGTCAGAGGCAGCAATCGAAGCAATCAAGGTTGGCACAAACGTCATCGAACTAGACGACTGACGCTGTAGCTCCGGCCCGACAACGACCGGGGCTAGAACGTCACACTGAAGGGAGGTGGGAATCGTGACTTGGTACGTCCTACTCATGGGCGGCTACGACGCCCCCGAGCTGTTCGGCCCGTTCGCCAACGATCAAGAGGCGAAGGATTGGGCTGCTCACGTAAGCGACGCGCTCGACTGCGTGATCTTCGACCTGAACAGCGCCAGCAGCCCGACCTCTTAGACCACCCTCCACGGGAGGATCAATGACCGAAGAACTCGACGCCGTATTCGCCACAGGTGAGGGACGCAGGAAGTCTCGCGCCCGCTGTGCAATGTGCGGCAAGGAAGCGCCCGTGCGGGTGCAGGTGATCGTGTCCCGTGTGGGGCACGGAGGAAAGCCGAAGCAGGGCCAGAACACGGCCCGGTCGGTCCGGCTATGCGAGCGGCACGCGCTGGCAGCCCTGGACAAGATCGGCAAGGTTCTGCCCATCTGAGGGAGGCGATTTTTTTTGGAGCGGCGCACGCGATTGATCGACGTACTCGACCTCCCCAAGTGGCAGCGCGAGTTTCTGGAGGCTGGCTACCCGGATGAGGAACCCTTGGGTTATACTGAGGGTGAACACGAGGAAGCAGAGGAGTCACATGGCACTACTCAAACTCCGCACGGCACGCTCTAGCCGGGCCAAGGATGGCGAGCCTGATCGGTTCACGTTCACCGTCCCGGCACGCATCGCCCGGCTGCTGCCGCGCGACCAGCAGTACGAGTGTCGCTTGACGGACGAGGGCGTGTTGTTCGCGCCCGTGATCGACGTAGAGCAGCCCCCGGAGCTTCCGGGCTGGCTGTCGCACTAACTCCGCTGAAGGGAGCAAGCATGACGACGCACGAGAACGACATTCCTGACGAGGACCTCCCCGGCGCTGGTGTTTTCGATCCCGAATACACCCGCCAGCGACTCCGCGAGTCGGAGGAGGCAGGCATCCTCCTCTGGGACGACGAGGCCAACACCTACCGCACGTCGGCTCGCGGCATCATGTTCGGTATCGGTATGGCCTGCCTGAACGCGGCGCAGGAGATTGACCCCGAGGCTGACCAGGAGACGATCATGGGCACCGTTACCAAATGCCTGCCCTGGGAAGCGAAGGCCGCGATGGTCACGGAGCTGGTGGACCTCGACAAAACGGTGGCGGCATTGGAAATGCCGAACCCGGACGACGTGGGCTTCAAGGTGCCCGAGACGCTGCCCGAGGATTGGACGATCTGATGGAGTGCTTGGATCGTCGCAAGGGCGACTGCGAGGGGGCGGTGCAATACCGTCTCCCGCTCTCGCCCACGGGCAGGGCGTTCCCTCGCTGCGACAAGCATTGGGGCGAGCGCCTGGACGAGCAGGAGCGAATCAACGAGCGCTACCCGGACTCGCCGATCCCTCCTGCCGATTTCGACCCGCTGTACGCGGGGGAGAGGTGGGACGAGGAATGACGCCGCAACGCTGGAACAACCTGCACTTGTACGTCCTCATCCCGTTGCAGGTAGCCCTGCTCGTAGCTCTGGCCTACTACCTCTTTTCCTGGCTCGCGTTGGTGATCGCGCAGGTGATCGCATGATCCGGGCGAAGGTCGGACGGCTGATTCACCCCGAGGCCGTGACGAAGGCGTGGTACGCGCAGGACTGTCCACTCCACCTCGACACGACGACTCTGAACCGCCGCGCACTTTTGCGCTGGCGGCTCGCCTGCTGGCTCCGTGGTCGGCAGACGTACCGGAATTGGAGGGGTATGCGATGAGCAAGCGCATCGAACATTCGCTGCTCTGGGTACTCGGATTTTTTGCGCTGGACTTCATGTTCACGGGCCACATTCCGAACCTGATCGGACTGTTCGTATGATCGGGCGGCCCTACACAATCGTCACCCCGACGCCCGTTCGCATCGCAATGAAAGACGAGGATGAAGTGGACGGCGAAGTGATCGGCCCCGTGAGGCTGATCTACCCGGATGGGAGCGAGGCCGCGCTCGGCTGGTTGCGTTCCAGCGACGCGCTCGTCATCGCCCGAACCCTACGCCTGAGTTTGGAGTGGGAATGACACCCGAAGAACGCGAGGAAGCAGCCGACTATCTCGACCAGCTACGCGGCGTCGATGAGGGCGAGTATTGCGACACCGACCGCCTGGAACACCTCGCTCGCGTGCTGCGCGAGGATGCGGGCAACGACGACGTACCGAAGTGGCTGCGCGAAATGCTCGGGCCACACACTCCCGAGGAGCGTCGGCAACGACGGCTCGACCTAATCGCTGAGGTGATCGCGCTGCGCGAGGACCGAGACTTACAGAGGGAGCGTGCCGAAGCGCTCGGCTCCGCCCTCGACGGGCAACTCGACCTAGCCGAGAAGGTGGACCTGATTTCCAGCGCCGGGATGCTCCACGCTGACGCCTCAGAGACAATGAGGCAAGCACTCGGCTCGCTCATCGACCTCGTGGACGAGTTGTGCATGGGGCTGGCCGTTGGGCAATCCCCGGACCGCGCGTGGGCTGAGGCCGTGTCGCAAACGCTCGGCGAGCATCGCAAGAAACTCGGCTTCCAGCCACCGGAGTTCTGATGCGCTGCGACGCCTGCAACGCGATCATCACCCTGCCGACGGGCGAGCCTGACGCGCTCGCCAAACCCGGCGACCTCTGCGACGAGTGCGTGGAAGCCGAACGAGTCGCTGCGATCATCCGACACGAGCAGCGCGAGCTGATCCGGCTGGAAAACAGATTGAGGGAGCGACCATGACCGAGAAGGACGAGCTAGTGCAGGCTCTCCGTGAGCCGATGCTGACGCAGGAGCAGATCGACGCGATGCCTGAGGCCGACCGCCCCATGTGGCAAAGGGCGCTCGACTCGCTGGCTAGAAAGGACGACGTGATCCGCGAGGCGATGGAGGAGGGCGATTACGACCGCGTGCTGGTGATGCACGGCTCGGAGCAACGCGCCCTGCCGCTGATCGCCTGCTGCGCCGATGTGTGCGACGGCGAGGCGCGGCGGCTGGTAGAGAAATGGTGGAGCGTGACCGAAGCCTGGTCCGGCGATCCGGTGCTGCGTGCCGGGATGCACGACCTCATTAAGCGCGTTGCCTACGTGGAGACGCTGGACGAGGACCATCCGCGTCCGTTGCCTTCTGGGATGGTGACTATTTTTCGGGGCAACAACGGCGAGACGCCGGACGAGGGCGTCGGCTCTTGGACGCTCGACTACGACCAAGCCGTGTTCTTCGCATCGGCCACGAAGTCGCTGCGCGGTATGTTCCTCGGCCTCTACGACGAGGATGGGGTGCCGTCGATCTGGCGAGCCTACGTCCCCGCTGGCAAGGTCCTCGGTTACTTCGATGATCGCGCGGAGCAGGAGGTTGTCGTGGACGCCGCCGACCTGATCGACATAACGCTCGTGGCGGAGGCGCAATGACCGACCACGCCGACACGATCCTGAACGACGAGCCGACCCGCGCCGATCCGTACACGCGCATTGCTTGGCTGACGACTCAGATCGAACGGCTGGAGGGCGAGCTACAGCAGGCGCAGGCGGAACGGGACGACCTGAAAGCCGACGTGGAAGCGCTCAACGGCTATCTAGACGCATCGCAAGAGGCTCGCCAGCAGGCGATAGACGCGCTGCGGGAGGCTGCGAAGTTAGACCCCGTGAACGCACGCAAGCGAGTTCGGGCAGCACTTGAAAGCCTGGACGAAAGCACGCATGAATAGGAGGCGATGCCATTAGCTGCTATACTGCAAGTGAACAGGGCTAATCCCTACTCCACTGAAGGGAGCAAGGTTTGGACGTTTCAATCGCACTAAAGGGCGTATCGCCTCTGCTCATGCACAACCCGCGCATGGTCGATCCCGACTTCCCGATCAACCGGGAGCTGAAGTCGATCACCAGCAAGCGGAAAAAGACCGACGACGATCTGGCACGCATGGCGGTCTTGGAGTGGCACGGCGGCCTCTACTACGACGAGGAGACGGGCGTGTTCCAGCCCTCCGCCAAGGTCCGCAAGTCGATCATCGAAGCGGGCCGGATCAGCAAGTTGGGCAAGCACGTCGAGCGGTCGCTCGTGATGACCTCCCTCAACGTGCCCCTGATCTACGAAGGGCCGAAGGACCCGGACGAGATTTTCGCCACGGGCAACGGCTACGTCTCGCGCATGAGCGTGGGCGTCGGCGGCAAGCGCGTGATGCGCGTCCGGCCCCAATTCATGCCGTGGTCGCTGGAGGTCCCGGCCGTGCTGTTGGAGGATGCGGGCCTCAACTACGACGAGTTGGAACGGCTGGTCGATCTGGCTGGCCGTGCAATCGGGATCGGCGATGGACGGGCAATCGGCTACGGGCGCTTTGAGGCCGAGGTCAAGGTGACGAGCTAGTGACTCTCGCACAAGCACTACGCGAGTTCGTCCTAGCTGCCGATCCTGACGACCCGCCTGAGGTGATCGCTCGGGAATTCCTCTCGGCGCACACGAAGGCCGAGTTGGAGCCGCTGGTCGCCGACGAGGTTGTCCACCTGCAACGGGCGCTGACTCGTTCGCGGGAGGCGATGGCTCTTTCAGCTCTCCGCTCCACGGGGCATCCCCGGACTGCCACCGAAACCGCACTCGCGGTCGGCGGTATCACCTCCCTGTGGGGCAAGAAATACCGAGTCGGTGACGGGGTAGAGCGACGGTTTGAGGAAATGCGGATCGAAGATTGGAAGGCCCGCAAGATGCTTCTCCTCGGCCAACTGAACGGCATCCAGCGCTCCATCGCGTTCTGCGATCAGATGATGGAGACGCTGGCTGAGTACGGAGTCTCATGCGCGAAAGAGTTGCCAGCGAGCATGGCAGCGTAAGTGCGGCCCTGCCGTCGCTGATGCAGGGCGAGGGCGATCCGATCAATGTGAGATCGGTGAACCCGGACAACGGGAGCCGAGTGCGACGCTCGGCTCCCCATTTTTACGTGGGCAGGGCGCGTCCGTGCGCGGCTTGGCGGCGCTCGGTCCGGCGAGGCAAGGCAGGCTTGGCATCGCATGGTTCCGCTTGTCACGGCTCGGTTGCGCGTCGGCATGGCTTGTCTAGGCTTGTCACCGCTCGGCCCTGCGTGGCTTGGCAGCGCTCGGCTAGGCAGGCTAGGCAAGGCACGACCGGACGGGGCGAGGTACAGCGTGGCCTGTCGAGGCCCGTCATGGCTGCGGCGGGGCACAGCGGGGCACGGTACGGCGCGGCAGGCTGGTCTTGGCGCGGCGTGGAGTGGCATCGTCCGGCAAGGCATCGGCTCGTCTCCGCAGGGCGTGGCAGGCGCGGATTGGTATGGCTAGGCTCGTCGGGTCCAGGCTCAGGCTCGGTTTGGCTAGGCAGGCATGGTGCGCTCGGAGGGGCGAGGCGGGGCATCGCTTGGCGCGG